CGTCAGATGTGTATAAGAGACAGATATATATATATATAGGGGTCGAAAAGACCGTCCGCAAGGTCGATGACTATTGTCGTAGACAATAGGAAGAAGCTCATACAATAACAACAATAGTATCAACAACAGTATTATTAACATCAGTAGTATGAATAGTATGAATAGTATTATTAGCATCAATAGGAAGAAGACTATTACTAATAACAATAGCATCAATAGTAGTATGAATAGTAAGATATAGAGATGATAGCGAAACTACATTCCCTTAACTCAATACAACTCCTCATACTTACTCAACTAAACCTCTTAATGTTGACCCTAAACCTAATTCAAAATCCATATAGAGTATAAATCAAATTTATTCGATTGTACTGTTATCGCCATGTTTCCGATACTATATTTCCGATACTCTATCGCTGTTGTTACTATCGCTGTTGTTACTATATTATATACTATTGTACTATCACATGTTATTACTATTACTATTAGGTTTTAATCTAATCTTACTATTGCCAATCTCACTATATGCTATTAGTATTATATCTTGGTTGTATTGTATGAGGTCTAGTTCCTATTCTTACAGAATAGTTCACTAGTATATTAATACTATATATAACACCTGATAACGAGAATACCAATAGATTGAATATAAGGCTATATAATATACTGGATAGTATTATTACCAATAGATTGAATAATAGAATAAGTATAGTAATATGTATAAATATGTATAGATATGTATTACTATTATTATCTAGATTACTATTTGGTTTGTTACTTAGCTGGTTTAGTCCCGCTCGCAAAGCTCGCTTTTCTCCCCCATAAAGGAGCGTGATTGCTGTTACATCTTCACCTTTTATTTACCATTTAACTTATATCATTATGAATACCGATATTTATCTCTTTATGATAACTGTATTACTATTTGTTATTACTACTCTCTTATTGAATAACTATCTCATTGATAAGAAGTCTAATACTTTGTCTATGACAATATCTATTATAGCTGTTATGGCTATACTTATTATCTGTGTTGCAATATCTAATCTTTCTAGTATATGACTACTTATCAATTCCACATATTTCTATCTTTAATTGGAATAGTTATATGTTTGTTGTATTTGATGTTTAATTACCTTTCTTATAAGAAGGTTTTTATCGTCCGTTCTTTAGTTCAAACTATAATAACTTATATAATAGTTATTAGTTTTATTCGCCTACTATATAGTACTATACTATTATAGTATGGATTCTACTTTAAAATTAAATTCTTAATAATTAATACTTGTATTTATGAAAGCTATTGTAAATGATAAAAAGCATATAACTCTTGTATCTCATACAAATGGAGTTACTATTGTTAAAGCTAATGGTTGTATTATTGATTTAGATTTTCAATCACTTGCTTCTATTTTTGAACTTGCTGGTTTTGGTAATAAAGACCGTGATGAGATTGAATCTCTTAAATCTGATAATAATGAGTTAACTGAACGTATTAAGTTTCTTGAAAATCAACTTGTTAATAGTGATAATAGAATTACTGAATTACGTAATCAAATTAATGGTCTTAATAATGAACTTAATCTTCGTGGAGAACGTATTGCTCAATTAAATAAGATTATTGAAGAGAAAACTAATAGTCTTATTAAGTTAGAGAATATTGAAGATACTCTTAATGCTACTGTTAAAGTTAATGAAGAACTCAATACTCAATTAAGCTGTGCTAAAGAAGATATTGATAAGCTCAATAAACGATTAGAAGAAAAGACTTCTCTACTAGCTGAAAGAACTCATGCTTTAAGAGTTTTTAGACAAGCTCTTTATGATTTGAGACTTTATGTTCAACCATATAAAGAATACAAGCTAGATTTTGAATGGCTAACTATTCGTAATTCTATTGATTCCGGTTTCTTTATTCGATTTAAAGATACTGCTAGTGCTGCTAGAGCTATTGGTGATTGTAGATATTACATATCTCTTAAAGACGTATTAGATAAATACGAAAATGATATTGTAGACTTCAATGTCTCTGCTATGGATATTTATTATATTCATAAAGCTAGTCCTAATGTTGTTCGTAAGTTCAATTATGATAATTTTAATATTACTTGTAAAGACCAACGTACTGCTAATACTATTAATACTCTATTGAATTGTTCTAATATATCTGTTTATGATATAGTGGAGAAATTCAAATATGAAATAGCTCATAGTAATGTTTATTAAATATTATCATTATTGTTTGGTATTTCCATTATTCATTGCTATACTTGCATTCGTATTATAAAATTTAAGATTATGTATGACGAAGGTGTAGAATTTCCTATTTGTGGTTTGGTAGCTGATATAGACTATCTCGACTGTGAAATGGCTAATAATTGGAATACTGGAAATACTCTAAGCGAGGATAACATAGACCTCGACTTAGATATAACTCATATTGAAGATTAATTAAATACTAATAGTTATGAATGAAAAGAAAGAAGTCGATGTTCTTAGTAAGAAACGTCCAACAGTTAACGAATTAAAGACAGAAGTTATTCGTCTACGTAAATCTAATGAAAAGTCTGATGCTGGTCTTAATCATTATAAGGTCATGTATGAGAATATTTGTAATGAAGATAAAGCTCTTCGTAGTATGTCTTCTAAATTAAGTGCTGCTAATAATCAATTGGAAGCTAATAATAAAGCTCTTAAAGACGGCATTAAATTTCTCGAATCTAAGTTAGATAAAGCTAATAAAGATTATGAAGAGCTTAAAGCTAAGAGACAGTATAATACTGTTGGTTTTGTTATTGCTTCTCTTATTGCTTTAGGAGCTATTGCAGTTATTATTTTACGTTTAGTATAATGCCGATACGTACTCTATTTAATTAATATCTGACAAAAGGGTTAAAATAAATGTCGGTTTCCACTCTATTAAGATTATTCAGGTCGTGAGATTAGAATAATATTAGTAGAGTTTTTTATTGTCTAACTTATAAAACTTATTATAATGGAAGAAATTATTGAATCAATATTTGCAGCTGTTATGGGTGATGATGCTTTAGCTAAAGCTAAGAAAGAATTTCATAGACAGTTTATTGAAGGTGGACTTAATGAATCACTTAAAGATGATGTTGAAAGTCTTAATGTTAAGAAGTTAAATATTCTTCTTAATAATATTCTTGAAGATGATTATCCTATTGAAGATAAGATTAAAGCTATTGAACAATGGGATGATATAATGACTAATTACGTCAAATATATGGAAGAACTTCGTGATAAAACAATGGAAGGTTATGATAATCTTTGTAAGAAGTATCACGAGAAAGAAAATAATGTATACACTGTATTTTATTCTTCTGATGATAATTTAGTTTTTCTTGATAAGTATAATAGATTTAGAAATGCTTTTACAGGAAAAAATCCTATTAATATTTATAAAGGAAATAATCCTAATGAAGCAGCAGATATTGTTGAAAACTTTATTATAACTAATCCTAAATATTATTTTGTAGATTATCGTAAGATATATAAAGATTGATATTTTGTTTTGTCTGTTTTAGTTAAACTAAAATTTTGTCGTATTGTAGTATAATAACTATTGTTCGTGAGAATTATAGCTATTGGTTTTATGGAATTATTAATTGAATAGTACTGTTCGTGAGAATCGTACTATTACTTATTCTGATAGCTCTGATGATGACTAATCTAAGTTGAAACATTAACCAAATGGTTGAAGTAAGGGAAATCCTCTTCGTAAAATGTCAGCTATAAATACATAGTATTTGTGTTTGTTACAAGTTTATTAATTACTGTCGTGAGATAGAACAAAACTTTATTCAATTTTTACCCCTAGTTAAATTACTGTCGTGAGATAGAATTAGGATTTTTATAAGTATTAGTTATTTAGCTTGGAGCAGAAGCGTCTGCTCCTTTTTTCTATGATTATTAATTAAAACTATATACCGACATGGAAGAAAAAGAATTTATTAAACTAGTTAGAGAACTGCAAAAGTTGCAGGTAAAAGTATTAGGTAAAGAATATCTATCTATTGATATTCATCTTGGTAGAGCTAAACCTACTACTTATGTTGGTTTCTATTTATTCATTTATGATACTGAAAGCAATGTAAAAGAATTATATAGTAAAACTTTATATAGTAATTCTTTATGTAGCGATGAAGTAAAAAACAATAATGCTATTATTAATAGTGAAACTCTAAATGAAATAAAGAAGAAAGTAAGAGAAGCACTGCTCCTTTACGGGGGAAGAAAGCGGAGCGAAGCGGAGCGGTCAGATGCTCCTATTAAATAATAATTAAATACTAAACGTAATGATTAAAAGGAAAGTAAAACTTGGAAGACAAGAGAAGAGCTATAAGTTAGTAGCTTTTACTCTTAATGTATTTGAAAGTGTTAAACTCGTTAAAATGGAAGAAAGGAGACGTATACCTAGTTATGCCGAAGTTAAACGAGTTTAAACAAAATAATGGTAAGCTCATTATCACAACTGGTAAATGTCTAGTTTGTGGTGATGAGCTTATTGTATTTGGTACAGATGATTTATATATCTGTCCTAAGTGTAAGGAAATACTAGATGGTGGTAATTGTTTAGTTCTTGAAACTATATTTGTTGAAGATGATAGAATAGTTACTGCTAGAAATTGTATTGTTCCTAAAGACCAAATGCATACTAATACTCCTATTGTATGTATGCCTTCTGATGAATTTACTAAGTTATACGAAATATATAAAACTAAAGCTAATTAATATGATTGTAGATTTAAAACAATGTGTTAATCCTGATAGTACTTTTGATGTATATTTTGAAGGACTTAAAGCTGTTATATCTCATGATGCAGATGTTAATGCTTATCATTGCATTATTATAGATGTTCATGATGATAGATGTTGTGAAATTATTCCGTTACCTAGGATTATGAATACTGATAAGTATAAGATATTCCCCCGTAAAGGAGCGTGTTGTATACAATATCTTCCTAATCAAATTGTTAAATCTTAGTAATATGGGACTAAGTTTTAAACTATCTGCTGTAAATGAGGAAAAGAAGATTCCTCGTGAGAAAGTAATAATGCAAATTGTTGTAGGTACTATTGTTCTACATAATAATGAATATAAGTTCAATCCTAAAGGTACTGATGAACTTATTACATTATCTGAACGTTCATACTCATGTAAAGGCTTTAAGACAATATATACTCGTGCACTAGATAGTCATGGTAGACCTACTAAGATTGTTAGATGTACTGATGCTTATTGTGTTATGCCTAGTTGTTATATTCCATTTAAGATAGGATTACCTGTTAAAGGTTATATACTTAAATGTCGTGATAATATTAATAGATTCTTACTAAAATGCAATGAATTTTGAAAAGTTTAATGATGCTAAGAAAGACGATAAAGTCTTGAGTAGTTTTACTCGTGACCAAAAGATTGCTTATGAAAATCTTGTTGCCTTTATAGAAAGAGGTTATGTTGCAGGTGATTATAAGCGTGCACTTATTGGTGCTGCTGGTACGGGTAAAACTTATATGATACGTGAAGTAATTAGACGATGTGGTTTGTCTAAATCTGTTGTTGGTCTTGCAGCCCCTACTCATAAGGCAGCTCGTGTACTTCGTGCATCTACTGGATATTCTACGTCTACTGTGGCTAGTGATTTAGGTTTAAGACTTAATACTGATGTTACTGATTTTGATGTTAATAATCCTCCTTTTGACCCTTTGGCTGAAAAGAAGATTAAACAATATAAGTTATATATTGTTGATGAAGCGTCTATGATTGGTATTAATCTTAAAACTCTTATAGAAAGAGAATGTGAACAGTTTGAATGTATGCTTATTTATATGGGTGATAATTACCAATTACCACCTGTTAAAGAGTCTCGTTCACGTTGTTTTGATAATGTTAAGTTTTATACTCTTAGACAGATTGTTAGACAAGAAGAAGATAATCCTGTTAGTGAGTTATTAAAGATACTAAGAAAAGATATTGATAATAGGAGTTGGAAATTCCTAGAATATATCAATAAAAATAGATATGCTTTTGATTCAACTCAAACTAAAGGATATTATACTTGTGGTGCATACGAGTTTCAATCTCTTGTAATAGACGGATTTTATAACGAAGAGTTTACTAGAGATGTTGATACTTGTCGACTAATAACTTATACTAATAAGTCTGTATCTGAATGGAATAAATTCATTCGTAAAAATATCATTGAAGGTAGTGATAAAGCAATTCTAACTCGTAATGATTTAGTAATGTCTTATAATACTTTTGTTGATGAGTTTAAAGATACTATTATTGTAAATTCTGAAGATTATATAATACATGATATTAAGAATTTTACTAATAAAGATGAAATCTTTGGATTTAATGTTACGTTTATTCAAGTTAATGGTGGCAATAGAACTAAACCTTTATTTGTAGTAGACCATTCTAATTTTAATAATGTTATACTTTATTATAAGTTAGGTGAAACTTATATTCAAAATGCAATTAATGCAGAGAAATATAATAGAAGTAAGCGTTGGAAGGAATACTATGAATTTAGAGAGAGAAACTTGTTACTAGCCAACTTATTAGATAGGTCTACTGGTAAAATAAAGTTTAGTCGTGATTTAGATTACGGTTTTGCTCTTACTAGTCATAAAGCACAGGGTAGTACTTATGCCGATGTATATATAGATGTAAATGATATTGTATTTGATATGCGTACTGGTAATCCTTGGGGAGATATAGATAATACTCTTCGTAGATTATATACAGCTTGTAGTAGATGCAAAAATCGTTTATATTTGTGTTACGGTAAATAAAAAGTATAAGTATATGAGTTCTATGTGTTATGATGTCGAAGTAACTAGAAATTACTTCTCGGTAGTATTTGTTGATTTACGTAGTTATCTTAAAACATTTTCTGATTGTGTTGATAATGAGGGAAAAGCTATTCCTATTATTGATAAACTTAGTGTTGCAGAGATAAAGAAACGTTTAGAAACAATACCTAAGAAACGTTTTGTTTTATATGAAGATGATGATAGTGATTTATTTAATCTATTATATTGGTTAATACAGAAGGCAGATTACTTCGGTTATAATAATCGTAAGTACGACCGCTTAATGTTAAGTGCATTATTAATGTATTATAATCAATTTGATAAACCTAGTAAACTTATTACATTTCTATATGAAACATCACAGAGAGTTATTCGTAATTCTAATAATGATACTCTTTGGACTGATAACTTCACTTCTCTTATACTACGTAATAACGTGGCATTTCGAGACTTGGATTTATTCCAAATATTTAGGCTAGACCATTATCATAAAAGTCTTAAACAGACTTCTATTAATATTAAATGGTATAATCTAAAAGAGTATACTATGCCACCTATTGGTGACTTAGATAGACATTATTATCACGAGAGACTTCCCGAAGCTAAGGGAATGACAGATAGAGAACTTAATATCCATTATCGTAATGTATTTGAACGATTCATACCTAGAGAATATCTTCAAGAAATGGCTGATTATAATGACAATGATGTTTATATTGTTGCCGAACTAATTAGAATGAATCAAGAAGAAGTTCTTCTAAGGTATCGTATTAGTGAAGAATATAAGGTAGATGTATTCTCTGCAAGTAGAAGTACAATAGCTGATAAAGTTATTGTTAAACTATATAGTAAGTTTACTGGTTTGCATCCTAAAGCCTTCATTGATACTAAGACAATACGTAGGAAAATCGTAGTTTCCGAAATTTTGTCAGACAAAATCTCATTTTCCACGCCTGAATTGAACGATATTTTGTCGGACATACGTTCGCTAACCCTACGTGGGGAAAAGGGCGAATTTGACAGGGAATTTACCTTCATGGGCACGTCATACACTATCGCAACAGGCGGTTTACACTCAAACGAGATTCCGGCTGTATACACTGAAAATGATGATAATATTATTGTTGATAGAGATGTTGCAAGCTACTATCCTAATATGATACGTAGTCTTAAAGTATGTCAGAAACACCTTATTCCTAAAGCATGGTTTCGTATAGCTGATACTATTGTTGATGAACGACTAGAACATAAACATTTAGCCAAAGATAAATCTCTTGATGTTATGGAGAGAGATAAACATGCTACTGCTGCTGCTTGTCTAAAGATTGTAGCAAATGCTGGTATATTTGGTAAAATGGGAAGTGAAAAGTCTTTCTTATGTGACAAGAAAGCAATGTATCAAGTTACTATTAACGGTCAGTTATTTTTATTGATGTTAATAGAGAAACTTGAACTTGCAGGTATTCATGTTATAAGTGCTAATACAGATGGTATTGTAACTATTGTTCCTAGAGAATTAGAACAAACTGCTGATGATATTTGTTATTGGTGGGAGAAACATCTAGGGTTAGAGCTAGAATTTACATATTATACAAAGTATGTAACCGAAGGCGTTAATAGTTATCTTACTGTTAAACGTGGTGGAAGTAGTAAGTTCAAAGGTAGAATGAATCCTAAGATGTTCTTAGAGGATTTATCTAAAGGATATAATTCTCCTATTGTAGCTAAATGTGTTACTGAATACTTTATTAATGGAACTCCTGTAATGGAAACTCTTAGAAATGCTAAATCTATTCTTGATTTCTGTCGTACTCAAAATGTTAATCATAAGTATAGACTAGAGTTTACTCATGTCGTAGACGGAAAGATAAGAACAGATGTGGTGCAGAGGAATACAAGGTTTTACATCTCCTCTACGGGGGGAACCCTCATGAAGGTTGAGAGTATGGGCTGGAATGATAATGGTGAAGAACAAGTTAAAAAGAGTTCTTTATGTGCAGGTCAACGTGTTTCTATATGTAATACTGTTGATGATACTGATATATCTGAATTAAATGTTAATTACTTATATTATTATAATGAAGCTATGGCTATTATAGAACCAATAGAGCAAAGTCGTAATAATAAAGGTAAAGGTAAACGTTTAGTTAAGAAATACTATGGAATGAGAAATACTTTATTTGACTGATATGGATATAGAAAAGATATGCAAAGATAACTTAGGAAAAATAGTTGATTATAAAGGTTTCAAAGCTAAGGTTATAGGTTATAATATAGCAATTAATTATCTTATTGTTTCTCTTAGTCCTGTTACTAATTACGAATTGATTGGAAACGATAGTAATATTATTATACTAAATGAAAACGGTAACTTTAGTTATGCTTATATTCATCCTAATGCTTATAAAGAGGAATTAAAAATTACTTGAATATGGATATAGAAAAGATATGTATAAATAATCTAGGAAAGGAAGTTGACTATGATAGTTTTAAAGGAATGGTAGTAGGTTATAATATACTATTAGAATGTTTAATCTTATCTTTTGTTGAAGATATTGGTTGGAATACTATTGAATATACAGATATTATTCTTCTACGTAGTCCTCTTAATCGTAGTTATGCTCTTGTTTATCCTAAGAATTATAAAGAACAACTTATATTATGAACGATGTAACTGATATTTATAATGAAGCAGCTAATAAATGGTCTGATAACAAAGGTGTGGGTAGTGTTATTCTATCAGAACCATTAAGCGTAATGAATTTCGTTACAATGGTGCTTGATAAAATGGTAGCTAAAACTCCTAATCTAACGTCTCTTATAATAACAGAAACAATGGAAGATAGAGCTAACATTACTTATTATCTTGACAATACTTCTGAACTAAAGGACATTCATAAACAATTAATTACCGATAAGAAATGTCTTATACTTACTCGTGAATATGTAGAACGTTCTCCATATAAGCCTAGTCCTAGTAGTCATAAAGATGTTCTTATTACTATTAATGTTAAGAAGTTCCGAAAGATTGCAGAGAAGTATAGTGGTAATTACTTTAAGTTTAAACTACTTGCTACTAATGCTATTGATAGTGTTGCTGATAATGCTGTACTTATGTATAAGTATGCGCCTAAAGTATATGAAATTAATTATGCTCACTTAATCAATCGTTCTATTCATTCCCCCATAAAGGAGTACCAAAAGGGTGTTGTCCTAACTGATGCTGATAGAATCTATTATGATAGATGTAGCCAATATATTAATGAAAGTGTTACTATATTTGGTAGTTTTGATAAGTTAGAAGAATGTCGTACTGGTAATCCTAGACTAAATATTGCAGCTGAAACTTGTAGATTACAAGTAGCGGAAAGTAATGGTTGGTCAGCTAAAATGGATATGACTGATTCTATGTGTCGTAAGATAGACGAACTATATAATCCTAGTTCTTTAATTGAGAGAGTTAATCAAACTTATAATATTATCAGAGAAAGAACTAAGATAATAACTGATAATATTGTTAAGCTAGATGCTATACTTGATATAGTTAAGGAAAATATAGGCAAGAGAATACTAATTATTTCAAAAAATGGAGTATTTGCCAGTAAAGTAACAGAATATCTAAATGCTAATATAAAGTATGAGGGCAAATCTATTATGACTAATGGTGAGATATTCCAAACTGGAATAAGTATATTACAGTATGATTATTGCGGAAACTATCATAACGATATGGAAGGAATACAGGCTTATGACAAAAACGGAAAACCTAAAGTATATAAATCAGGAGCTAAAGTCGGACAGCCTGTAATCATAAAAGCTCAAGCCCAAAGAACGCGAAATTTGGAACTGTTTAATGACGACTATATGAAAGTATTGTCGGCAAATAATTCTATTGATACGAGCTTTAAAGGAGTTGTAGACGTTGTAATTTTCACGTCACCTCTTTGTAGCTCCATACGAGACTTAAAATATCGAATACCTAATCTATCTTTTAGTTCTGTACCTAACATTATATATAAGATATATTGTCGAGGTACGAACGAAGAGAAGAAGTTAATAGAGACGAAAGGAGGAAAAGACTATGAAATAGTTAAAGATAGTGAAATTGATTTCATAATAGGAGAATAATTGATGCTAGTCTTTGGAGTTAACAAAGAAATTAGTATCTTTGTAGAGTAATCAATAAGCGACCTTTGAAATAATGGAAGAAGTAAAGACAGAGAATGAAAGAACTCTAGCTAAGACAGAACCAAAAGCAAAATCAAATAATAGTAGTATGATTATGGCTTCTGCTCTTAATACCCTAGACATTTACAATCCCGATGATAGGAGTAAGTTAGAGTTGTATCTGAAATCAGTAATGTCTAGTGATAAGTGCGGTATTAAGACTATTCAAGACGGTCTTGCAATATATAGCCGTGCTAAAGAGTTAGGTTTACCGTTTACTAGTTGTATTGAACATCTAGGAGTTATTAATGGTAAAACTACATTAGACGTTCACTTAATCAAAGCATTATTATTGAAGGCAGCTATAACATGGGAGTGCACAAAAGATTATATAGCTCTGTATGAATATACAGACGGTAATAATGTTTATATAGATAGTAAGATACCTGACTATTGTAGGCGATTCAAAAGCAAGAGAGAAGCTGATGAATTTAATGCTAGTTCTGATAATGACGAAATTGGTATTTATCCAGTTAGAAATTATCAAGATTATAACGGTACAATCTACAAGGAATATCAGTTGAATAATAAATTCGGTGTTGCAGCTAATCAACAACAAGCTAAAGATATTGCAGCGAAAGGATTAGTTCCAATATTCCGAATACCTAATGTTCCTTGTGATTATATTACTGAATATAAACTTACTCGTATAGTAGATAATAGAGTTATTACTAGTATTGGTCATTTTAGTTATAGCGATGCTGTAACTGCTGGACTTGCTAGTAAAGATACTTATACTAAGTATATGAGAACACTTATCGGTCATAGAGCTTTTACGCTTGCAGCTCGTGATATAGCGGCTGATGTCATACTTGGTTGTATGGAAACAACAGAAGCTAAGATAGTGAACAATATGAGTATTGATGATGCTGATATTGTAGAGATTTGATAGTAATAGAAGTCTAACTATTGCTAATCAATAGATACGAAATAAGACAAAACTTTACGCTAACAATGAGCTATATGCTCACTTTTAATAATTAATTATTAATCATTTAAAATTTTACAATTATGGGACTTCAATTTGGATTTTCCGCAGTACAGAGTGGTAAGAGAGTAATGCAATCTAGTAACGAACCTACATTGACAGCTAACAGCACTAAAGCTAAGTTTAGTCTTACAGGTGCAGTTACTCGTATCATGGGTCTCGTTCCTGGTGATACAGTTCAGTTTATTAGTAATGTTGCTGATATTGATGCAGCTATTGCTGAACGTGATGCCGAAGTTGTTGCATGGTGTGAAGCTAACAATGTTGAATTTGGTACAGAAGCTGCTCGTGCTGCACTTATCCAAACCTTTGGCGAATATGGTATCTGTAAAGGTGTACCTTTGTTCGAGAAAGACGGTAAAGTTAAACTTGTTGGTGTTCGTATGACAGCTGAACAAAAGGCTGCTGCTTTTGAACTGAACAAAGAGAAGATTGCAGAGGAACTTGGCAAGTCAGTAGAAGAAATCACTATTGATGATTATGCTCCTGTTACTCGTGCTTACTCTGGTGCACGTACTTCTACTTCTTCCAATCTTAATGGTGTTGGTTTGCCGTTGACTTTCTCTGATTCCAGTATGTGGAATGAACTGAAAGAGAATCTCGGTGAAGATGCAGAGAAAATCAACCGTGTATTCGAGGTTAAACTTAACGAACCTTTCTCTGTTGCTGTTGAAACTGGTAGAGTTATCGGTGACGAAAAAGAAACTGTTGAAGTTAGTGCTTACAAGATTGTCTTCCAATCTGATGAAGAACCTTCTGTTCGTCAGTCAGCTAAATAAGACTTCTTCCAGTAAAAGCTAGATTATAAAGAGCTAAATTCTTAATTGAATTTAGCTCTTTTTTATTGGCTATAATTTTGAAATTTATTATATTTGGAAACTTTGCAATAAACAATAGCAAGCCTGTACAACTTGTTATTGCTAGTATTAATCTTTATAAAAACAATTTTTATGAGTACTCAAAAAGAAGGAACTGCCAAAGTAGATGAATCAGTAGTAAATCAACCAGCTAATAGTGCTGCAACTACTGCTCCTAAAAAGCGTCGTAGAGGTATTAGTAATGAGACAAGAACTACTGCTCGTAAGAAGTTCTCTCATAAAGATGCTATTAATAACCTTTGGTTATTTGTTGGACATCTTCATGCTCGTGTTGCTTGGGTAACTATGAAGGAAGATAACAATATGCGTCCAGCATTTGCAGGAAAAGCTATTCCACAGCTTGTTATTGAAGCTACTTCTCTTCATACTAATCCTGCTGATGTTCGTGTTGCTAGTAAGACATTTTGGCCCTATGAAAGTAATGTTGACTATATTCCTGGCGGTGCTAAAGAGAAGTTTATTAATATGGACTTTGCTTGGATAAAACACTTCCTTGATGTAGTTGTATTCAAAGGTCGTGAAATGACTGATGAAGAATCTGAAATGCTTGAACTTGGTTATGTTGATTATGACGATAACGGTCAGTATGAACCAGTTGAAGTAGAAGATGTTATCAAGGCTTGGGGAGTTCTGTTTGACAATGTAGTTAAACTTGTTGAAACAGGTGGAGAAAATGGTAAATCTGCATTACTTGATAAGACAGGTAAACCTAGACAATTTTGGTTCAGACTTAATCGCTATTATAAGAACAAAGGTGATTGGGCTTTCTCCGGTCAAGGTTCAGAAGAAGGCGATTTGGTATTCCCAAATATTGTAGGTCAAGGAATCTTTGAAGAACAGTTTATGCTTGATGCTAACCATTTCAAAGAACCAAGTCTAATGTTCGACATTACTAAAGAACGTATTGTTCCAATGGAAGGTGTACAGTCTAAACAAAGAAAAGCTCCTAATCTTGGAACTGCTGCTGGTATTGGTGGTATTGCAATGGGTGCAGGAATTGTTCAACCTAATATGGGTGGTATGCCAAACTTTGGTGCGGCAGGTACTTTTAATCCAACTGAAGGTTCTGCATTTGCTCCTGATTCAGAAGACAATGGTGGACTTCCATTCTAAGTAATCCAAATATATTTCGTTAATAATGTTATAAGCCTAGTGTAAAGCTAGGCTTATTTTATCTAGTTATACTATGCGTAGAGGAATAAGACAAGACTTAACAAAAGAGTTTATATTATCTAAGGTTAGTCAAGAAATGATTATGGCTAAATATATGGGTATACCTATATCCGTAGTTAATAATTGTGTAGAAAATAATGAACTTATTTGTTCTCCTTTACGTGTTGATAATCATCCAACATTTGGTTTTGCTTTCAATAATAAACACAAGCTAAAAGCTCGTGATTTTAATGGCTCTTTTTTTGGTGATTGTTTCGACCTAGTAGCTTATGTACTAAGTTTTAAAACTGGTCGTCATATAAATGTTGCTAATAAGGCAGATTTCTATTATATATTAAAGCATATAGCTTATACTTTCCGTAAGATAATATATGACGGAGAAGTAGATGAAGAGAATGAAATCTTACTTAAACAAGTAATATCTAAAATCAAAGCTAGTAAACCAATTATTGAAATAGCTACTAGAACTTGGACTAATAACGATAAGAATATTTGGGGAAAATGGGGAGTTAGTCTACATTGGCTTAATACTCATTTTGTCTATCCTGTTGACCAAATGTATATTAATAGGTATTGTCAACCTAATCCTAAATATACATATAAGGAATCAGACCCTTGTTATGCTTATGTTACTGGACTTGATAGTAACGGTATTTATAATATCGAATGTTATTTTCCTCTTCGAGATAGAAGTAAGGGAGAAATCAAGTTTATAACTAATCATAATGGTCTTGTTGGAATACTTAATCTTGATAAACCTAAGTATGATATAATTATTATTACTAAATCATATAAGGACAATCTAGCATTAAGTTACTGGTTACATTCCTATCCTTTACGGGGGAATTTGTCAGAGTCTCAAATAGGAGTAATTAATGTTACTTCGGAGAGTTATGTTCTCAAAGATTACGAATATAACTGGCTTCAATCTAAGCTAAACGACAATGGAATACTTATTTCTTTTTTTGACAATGACCTGACAGGTGTACGTGGTGCTCGTAGGTTACGAAAAGAATATGGTATTATACCTATTGTTATTCCAAGAAGTTATGGTGCTAAAGATTTCTCGGAGTTAGTTAGTATGTATTCAAGAGAAACTATTAATTCGTTTATAGAACAAACTGAATCATTATTTGAATATGAGTAGAGAAGAAGAATATGTGTCATTTCCAAAGGCACAAGAAGAACGTAGAGTAATTGATTTTAATTCATTTGCTCCATTAAAGAGAATAGCTATAAACAGTTTCGGTAATAGCGGAAATGTTTATAGCTATTATTTTATGTATCCTTTAACAGATGAAGAAGAGAAGTATCTTGATGATGTCAGACAACAAATGGTTGATAATCCTGATATTTTAATTCGTCTCTCTCTTTCTGACGGTACACCAATTGACTTTTCTAAGATAAAAATTTATGGTAACTTTAAGTTTGATAATCCTGAACACTTAGCTATCATTAAGAATTACTTAGATAAAGACATGTATAGTAGTCATAAGATTCCAAGAGAGTTTAATTATGAAACTAATACATCTGTATCTAAAGGAAACTTTATACAGTGGACTGAAAGTACTGATTATCTAAAGTGTTTCAAGTTCTATCATGCGAGAATAGGTAAACCTAAAAAGTATATAATTGTAAGACTTACAGCAAATGAAGTTAAACAACGTAAATCCGTTTAGTTATCAGTTAGATGGTTCTGATATAAGAATGATTCAACATAATCTTAAAGTTAACGGTACTTCCGATACTATTGCTAGTTATCTTCATGAATTAGATTTACCTAATTATCCTTATATTCAAACTATTCATTTTAGATATAGATGGATAATGGCAGCTCTTATATATTTAGGTTATGATAAAGAATCTCTTGAAAAGATTCATGAAGCTAATCTTAAATATGAAGAAGTTAATCCTCCTATTGTTTACGAAAAGAAAAAGGGAACTAATAAGACTAGTAAACGGATTACCAAATCTTCCCCCATAAAGGAGCGGAAATCTGTTACATCTTCCCCTCCTAATCCTAAAGTTAGGATTATTGTTATAGATACTAATAAGTCTATGATAATAGATAGAGAAGTTGCTATCGGTCTTATGCGTGAACAACCTAATAAATATAAAATTGAAGAAGTATGAGTGAATCGAAAAGTATTACTCTTTATAAGCGTAATGCACAAGGTAAACCTATCTTTTGGTCAGCAGAGATACTAGGACATAAGATAATACTAAAGTATGGTATTGTTGGTAAAGATGGAACTACTTCTGAATATGTTCCACCTAGAGGTGTCGAGAAAGAATGGAAAACTATTGTTGCTGCTAAACGTAGAGAAGGTGGTATGGAATTATCTGAATTATATGATTCAGCTCCACAAGAAATACCTGATGTTAATGCTTTTAAATATTATCTTGATGCGTATCTTCCTAAGTATAATACTAATAGCGAAGGATTTGTTCTTCCTATGTTAGCTAAGATATACGAATATAACAATGAACAAAATCTATTAGCTCAAATGAAGATTAATGGTGTTCGTTGTAATATATCTGCTGTTATGCGCGGTGCAGGGTTCTTTAAAACTAAAGGTCTTGTATTTCATAGTCGTAAAGGACTTGAATATAAGTGTCCAGTATTAGAGAATGTATTGCTTGATGAAGTTATTAATGATAAGTTATTCAATCGTATGTTAGAAGAAGGTTTAGTATTAGACGGAGAGCTATATATTCCCGGTCTTGAACTAAATGATATTCTAAGTGCTGCTGAAAATCTTAAAAGCCCATATAATCGTTTTCTTCAATTTTGGTGTTATGACTTAGCTGTTGATGATATGATTCAAACTAGTCGTATATCATTATTGAAATCCGAGTTCGGTAAGTTTAAGATGCCTAATTACGTTAATGCTAAAGCTATTCTTGATTATCACATGAATAATAAGAAACGTTTCGTACTTATTCATACTTACGATAATCTTAATGGAGATGAAGATATTATTAAATATCGAGACCTCTTTGTTGAAGCTAAGTTCGAGGGAGCTATTCTTCGTAATCCTTATGCTACATATCAGTTTGGTAAACGTAATTCTACTATGTACAAAAGTAAACCAATACTAGATGGTAAATTCAAGATTATTGATATTATTCCCGAAGGAGCTAAACGACCTAAGTTTAGTAAATTCGTTCTTCGTAATGATGTTAATGGTGAAACCTTTGAATGTATGCCGATTGGTGATGCTTCTACTCGTGAAAGTTATCTTCTTAATAAAGATAAACTTATTGGTAAGACAGCGTTTGTCGAATATAGATGTAGGTCAGGAGTGAAGAATGTCCCGAGTCATGGGAATTTAATTAAAATACTTAATAATGAGCCTACTGGATTACCAAATAATATCGAAGAAGAAAGTTAATTATAATAAATCTTATATAGACTATAAGAAGAAGAAACTGATAATAAAAGACATACATCTGAAAGATAAACTAAAGATGTTATTAATGGTTAAGTTCGACCCAGTGGAAGGACAAGAATCAATATATCTAGGTTTTCTTACAGAAGATGTTCAAGGTCAATGCCGAAATGTATCTGTTTCAGATTATGGTTATTATTCTGTTAATGCTTCTGATATAATACGAAGCCTTCGTGTTACATCTGATACTAACGTTAAGTTAGAAAAAGAAGAAGAGGATGATACCCTTATAGTATATAAGTTGTTAAAGTAAGTCATGGTTTGATACCTTGCCCTATTGTTAGTCGAGAGATTAGCAGTAGGGTTTTTTGTTGTTCCCTTGTAAAGTTAGTGTTTCTATTGTATACTCTGATTGTGAGATAAATCGTTAGCTTATACTCAAAGAGGACTGTCGGAAGTATACAGTAACGACACTTCTTTATGGGGGAAATCAACGAGAATACCCGATATTTCGTCTCTGTACGATTTACTATACTTACCTGAACAACTATATTATTTTTGCATTGCGTTTAACAGTGAGCCTTAGAATCGCTCTCTGCGTATGCTGAAAAACAGTAAGATTTTCTTTGCTCTGATAATAAGATTGATTATATTTGTAAAACCGATAATGGAGAAAAAGCAGATAAAAGCTAAATATATAGTAGTTAAACAACCTGATGATAATATTGCTTATAGAAACAATATTAGATTCTTATATATTGTGATAACCCGTGAAGAACTATCTAAGAAAATCGACAATTATCTTGATGGTAAGATTAAAAGGACTGCTGGTGTTTATGCTCCTCTTGATTTGTTTGCCCATCTTGCTAAGCATAGGAAAGTATATTCTTATGAAGAAGCTAAACAACGTACACGTTATTTAAATAGAAAGTATGGAAGAAAGTAAAACAATAGTCAGATTCGTTACTATTCCTAATTTTCCTAACTACTGTGTAGGAGAAGACGGAAGAGTTTGGTCTGATAATCGTAAACGTTATCTTAAATGGTATCGTGGTAAAGGTTGTGAAAGACCTCATGTTACATTGTTTCACAATGGTAATAGTTCTAAGCTATTTATAGCTACTCTCGTTGCTAAAGCATTTATTACTAATCCTAAACCTAACGTATATAAATATGTTAAGTATAAAGATGGTAACAGTGCTAATAATCATTGGTCTAATCTTGAATGGTGTAGAAACCAAACTGGAAGTAAGTATGGAAAATGAGATAAAAAGTGTTTCAGATATTATAGCTGAAATAAGTAAGAAAGATAAGAAGAGACAGGTATTTATTCTTACTAATCTTATAAATCAGTTAAAAAGTACTCGCATAGAAGCTAATAGCAATTACGAAGATTGTCGACTTTCTTATACTCGTAGAACAGATAATTATATTGGTAACTTTAAGCTAATGCTATTTAAGAAACAATTAGATTGTCTGGATATGATTATTGAAAACTTAGATTCTTATCTTGATGAATTATTAGCTAAGTAATATGGGAAAAGCTGAAATATTTCAAAGTGTAGTTAAAGGAACTAATTTCTTTACTCCTATTATTGATAGTTATCATACTGTTGGTAATCATATTATCGAACTAAGTTGTTCTGAAAAAGATAATCAACATGGACTTTATAATAGAGATATTAATGGCATTACTTTCAAAGGTAAGTATAGTGTTACTGTTATTACTAATGAAGGAGATGGTTGGAAACGCAATATCGAATTAGATAAGCTGTGTGATTCTCGTGATGAAGCTATTGAATATATTAAATCATTAGATAATGCATAATAGTGAGATAATTCCTGCTCTTATTGCTAGAATAAGACAGAACAATACAGATAATGTAGTTATTCGTAGTAAACTATATAATCTGTTGAACGATGTTACCAATAAGTTTGATGATGTTATTAAAGCTACTCCTCATATTATAGACTTCCAAAAGATGTCTAATGAAGAAGTGCTTGAACATTATTATCTAAGTGTTGGTTCTGAAAGTCTTTGGGATTCTCGTGAGCTTATTATGAAAGCTATTAAAGAACAGAATAAATTAATTAGAGAAGAATATGAAAAACCTAAAGAAACTAGCAAAGAAACTATTAAAGATAAAGAATAAAGAAGTTACTCGTTCATGTTCTAACTGTGAAAAGTATGGAAGTATGAGATGTCCTAATAGTTTCTATTGTTATAGTACTGAAAATAAACCTTATTTTAAATCAAAACATAATGGGAAGTAGTTTATTTAGTATTAAAGCCGAGTTGCAGGATATTATCTTGCAACTCGAAGAAGGTGAAGCAACAGATGAACTTGTTGCAAAACTAGGTATTACCGAAGATAATCTTAAAGATAAGATTGCTGATTATCTTCAAGTAATTAAACGTTATCAATGTGACGTTAAAGAATGTAGTGACGAGGTTGCTCGTGTTAACCAAATTAAGAAAACAAGAGATAATACTCTTAGACGTCTTAAAGATGCTGTTCTTGAAGCCGTTCTTATGTTTGGCTCTACTGGTAAGTCAGGTAATAAAGTTATTGAGGGTAGTACTTATAAAATCTATTCTCGTAATACAACTGCTACTGTATTAGATGATATTCGTATCTCTGATATTATCCGACAATTTATGGATATTGTTACTGAATATCTAGCAAGTACTGAAATTAAAGAAAGTCTTAGTATTGAATATCTTGCTCGTATTATTAGTGCTCACATGAAAGCCGAAACTTCCCCCATAGAGGAGTCGGAAGATGTGCAATCTCCTTTCGTCGACGTAACTACTGATGATATATTTGCTATTGATACTGAAATAACTATTAATATACGTTTATCAGAACTAGCAAATGCTACTAATTTCAATCTTGCTCAATGGATTGGACAGAATCCTCATAAGGTAGAATTTAAATCTTCTACTAGTAAATCAGCTGTTGCAGCTAATTTAGATTTAAATGCTAACCTTACTATTGCTAAACAAGTATCTAATACATCATTAATAATTAAATAATATGTTTGAAGTAGAAGATTGGGTAGAAGAACTGATTGAGAAGATTATGAATACTTATGGTTGTACTCGTAGACAAGCCATTGATTCAATAGAAGAAAACCTTTATTAAAAAGTTAGATATGCAGTTTAATTTTAGAGATTCAGATTATAGAATTAAGTACAAAGCTCGTGGAATTGCTTGGAGAGGAAAAATTGGAGTAGATGTTAGTGATTGTAAAACAACAGAAGAAGCTATTGTAAAAGCTAAACTTGATTATACAGTTGCTAAATGTCAATTGTCTGCAAAAATGCCAGCACACGATAATGGTGCTAGTCGTGATGGTTCTATTTTTCCTAATGTAGTTAACGGGTTTGAATTTGTTGATGTTCCTGGTGAATTTGCAACTTATCGTACAGATTCTAACATTCCTCTTGGGAAAGTAAAGTCTCGTTATGAAGTAGTACAAAATCAAATGGCTTTCGGATTCTTCGATGATGCTCTTGGTGGTAGAGTTAAACTTGATAGAGCAGGTTACTTTGGTTATGGACAAAAGATATTCATGTCAGCTAGTTTTGACAAGGATATTAATATTGGCGGTGTTAATGATACTATTCAACATTACTTTGTCTTTACTAATAGCCATGATGGTGGTAGTGCTGTACAAATGATGATTACTCCTGTAAGAGTTATTTGTATGAACGCTCTTCATTCTGCTAAAATATCTGCTGAAAGCTATATATCTTTTAGACATAATAGAGGTGTCAATACTAAGATACTTACTGTTCCTGAAATACTCGGTCTTACTGAACGTAAGATAGAAGAGGAAGAAGATATGTACAAAGTGTTGTTTAAGACCAAAGTATCGGATGAAGAAGTAAAGAAGTATCTGTCGGCAACTTTCCTTACAGGGGAAGAATTTGAAAGAGTAGATGAATTGAATCTATATAACGGTTTATTCCGAAGAAACAATTCTGCTTTTGAAGCTGCTGAAATATCTATGCAGAAACTAAATACTCTTTGTGATACTTTCGAGTATTATCAAGAAGGTGTCGGACAAAGACAAATAGCTGGTACAGCTTATGGTGCTTATAATGCTGTTACTGGCTACTTCTCTAATGTCAAAGACTATAAGACAGAAGAGCTTCGTTTAAAGAATACTGTATTTGAGGGTGACTATAATACTAGTCTTAAAGCTCTCAATTATGCTTTAGCTGGTGTATGGGAATAAAGAAGTTTATTAAGAAACTAATTGGGTTATTTACTGTTCCACGTTGTCCTAATTGTGGTGCTAAACTAGAAGAAGTTCCACGGGAAGAGGAAAATGACCCAATTACTTTTAAATGTATTAACTGTGGTAAAGAATGGAGTTAGAAACCGTATTAAAAACAATTTTATTAGATGTCCCTATTATTGAATGTTTTATTCAGTTTGTAATAATTGCAATAGCACTAAAGATTACTAAGGAAAGACTAGATGATGAAGTAATAAGTACAGTTACTCTTAATTGTGTTTTATTCTTTATTCCAATATTAGGTCATGTTCTATTTGTAATATTTATAATCAGGTTTGTTCATTTATTAAAGTATCTATATGGAAAAGAAGAATAAAGTAAGAACTTGTGGTAACTGTGCTTATCTAGTAAAGAAGGATAGGAGAAACTATTATTATTATCGAGTATATAAATGTATAAACGAAGATAGTGATTATATGGGTTCTGCTTGGAAAAGACCTAGTAATCCTACTGATTGTCCTTATCATAAATTTAAAAACAATAATTATAATGAGTAAATTAAGTAAAGCAATAGCTAATGCTATTATTGAGTTTAATGCTGGTTTATTAACACAAGATGAACTTCATCAAAAACTAGAACAAGACATTGATAATGTTAATGTTAAAGTTTGGCGTGAAGATAAATCTGTTCCATTACCTACTTATGGTAAAGAAGGCGATGCCTGTTGTGATGTCTATGCTAAGAGTATAGAATATGATGCAGACAAAGATAGATTCATTATTCATACAGGATTACATTTTGCTCTTCCTGATGAATATGAAATGGAACTTCGTCCTCGTAGTAGTAATACTAAAACAGAATCTTATATGCCTAATACTCCTGGTACTCTTGATTGGGGTTATAGAGGAGAACTTCTTGTTATTTTCAAGAATCGTACTTCTCGTCAATTAATTAGAATTATTAGTACTTTTGGTAATGCTTTTAACGATATTGTTACACGTGTTAAACACGAAAATGCTTATAATTCTATTATATGTGCAAAACAAGAGTTTAATAAGTTAATTAAGAAAGAAGGATATCCTTATGTGAAAGGCGACCGTGTTTGTCAACTTCTTGTTCGTCGTCGTGAAAAGATTACTTGGGATGAAGTAGAAACTCTTGAAGAGTTAGGAACTACTGAACGTGGCACATGTGGATTTGGTAGTACTGGAAAGTAATGGAAGAGATTGAATTAAAGTCATTTGTTCAAGCCTTAATACTTAGAAATAAAGGGTATAAATTCAAACATATCAAAACTGGTGATATTTATACTCTTATTACTAAGATTAAAAGTAAGAATCCTCTTAACGGAGATTGGTATGATGCCTTTCTCTATGTTAATGATAAGCGACAAAAGTTCTGTCGTAGTTGTGAAAGTTTTATTCTTAATTTTAAAGCTATAAAAGATTAAATTATGAAAGCAATTGGAATTAAAATGGTTGAACTTCAACCAATGAGAGCTAGTATGGCTCTATCAACTGGTTATAAAATAGGTAATGCTCATCCTGATGATATGGGTTATGAAGTTACTTATCCAGATGGATATAAAAGTTGGACACCGAAAGATGTAGCTGATGCTGCGTATTATCCTCTTTCAGAGAATAATGACGGTACTAAGATTCTAAAAGAAGATGTTGAGAACTTTATCACAAATGTAGATGTTACAACAATAGGAGAAAAGACTACTGTTGTTAATGCTCATACTCGCAGTGGTTTCGATACTATTCGTCATTCTTCTTGTGTTGACCCAAAGAATTATAGTGAGGAACTTGGCAAACAATATGCTATGGAAGAAGTTGTTAATGACCTTTGGGCACATCTTGGTTTTGTCCTTCAATGGGCTAAATACGGTATTAATGTTAAACCTAAAGAAAGTAAATATCCTCCTCATATTCAAAGAGTAATTACAGAATATGAAGAGCTTAACGATAAGATTGGTAAACTTAATAAATTTATTAATGGCAATCCTTTCTTTAAGAAACTTGATGCAGAAGAGAGAAATGATATGGCTTGTCAGCTTACGTCTATGAGAAACTATTCTGATACTCTTCTTTCTCGTCTTACAAGAGCTGGCGTTGATTTCAAAGAACTTATTTAAAACTAAAAAGTATGCTTAAATTAAATAATGTGTTATCCGTAGAAACTTATGGAAATAATTCTAAAGTAGTAAATCCTAAAATACCATATAAGGTATATCAGTGTAATAGTCTAGCTCGTATGCAAGACAAGAACGGTGGTAATACTCTTCATATTGTTCTTGAAGATATAACTCCCGATGCTAATAATGATATTTATAACCCAGAAAAAGTTGTAGTTGAACTTAATCAGTTTATGAATACTTGGAATCCTTATTTTGAACCAAAAGAAGAAATAAAAGATGAAGTCGGAGAAGAAGTTCATGCGTAATCAAATTCGTAAAGCTATGCGGTATGCGGCTAGTCTGCCAAAACTTAAAGCTCGTAATAGTATTTATCTGAAACTACAAGAAGTAGAGAAGAAGTATAAGATAGAATGATTGTGGTTAAAGTCATACTTTATATTTGTAGTTATATCATATATATTATTAATATGATTTTAGCTATACTGATTTTTTGTATTCCTATAATTGGAATACAAATATTAGGTTTATTTTATGGACAAAGGTTTTTTCCTAAGAAACCTACATTAAGAAAATAAATAAATAACAATAATCATTTTAGTTATACATTATTAAGAGTACTAGTAGAAATACTGGTACTCTTATTTTATAATATTATGACAAAAAGAATAAGTGTTAAAGTAAAAGCCTATCAATCTAATGGATTTAGTAGAGCTTGTAAGAATTGTATTTATAGACCTTGTACTCCAATACAATCAAATCTATGTACTAAAGCCTATGTAGAAGGTTATATGAAAGGATACAAAAGAGCTAAGAAAGATATGAAAGAAAGTAAATGAACTTAGAACTATTAATAGTAGCAATACTGTTGATAGTTCTTTTTTTTAAACTGTACTTGGATAAAACCAACGTACTAGGGATAATTGTATTGCTGGACTTGCCTACGCTCGCAAGCTCGCTAAATCCCCCATAAAGGAGTGGAATTACTGGTAAACCAACTCCTTTATGGGGGATTTAGCGAGCCGATAGGCGAGCGGGATATAGTAAAGCTAAGTTAATTAAAAATTTAATAGTATATTTGCATATCTAAATGATAAATCTATATTATATAAGAAGTCTTTATCTTATTATAGTGTTAATTTTATGTTAATTCATTGATTATCAGTTAGTTAGATGATTTAAATTATACGCAAAACTGTATAAAATAATAGTGAAATTGCTTGATTTTATACGCAAAACTGTATAAATTTGGCGGTATTAACAATTAATTAACACATATATGGAAACTAATGTCAATGTTGATAGTAGTCTTATTAAACCTACTATATTTCCTTTCAATATTAATCCAAAAGATTATAGTAATAATGCTTTTGATGAACTCCAACAGATAGCTAATAAGTATGGAGTAGATATTGTTCTAATTAAAGATGAAAAGATAAGATATACTGGTAGTTTTATGCAGTTATATTTTGATGGAATGTCTAATCTAAGATACTTAAAAACTCATGGTTTATCTATGCTGAATTACATTTATAGAAATATTAAATTTAATTCTAATTGGATAGTATTAAATCAGACTAAGATTTCAAGAGAACTGTCTGTTAGTCAACCTAGAATAAATGATGGTATTCAACAACTTATAAATGCTAATTTTATTGCTAAAGCTGTTAATGATAAAAATAATATTTATATCATTAATCATAATATGATGTTCATGGGAGATAGAAATAAGTTTATATCTGAATATATTAAACTATATTCTAATGAATAACTAGAAATTACAAATTTTTTTAAATATAAAAATTAGCCCGAATTACTCTCACGAGCAGTTCGGGCTTTCCTATGAGTTGTAATATTAAGTAGTTAGTTATTCTTCATCTTCATCAGTAATCATATTAGCAACAATTTGACCTAGACCACTAAATGGACTACTACGAACTTTATAGTAACTGTTGTTAGCACCAAGTCTTTGATGTTTTATAATTTGATTAACTAATGGTATCTGTTTCATTATATTAACTTTAAGTTTATTCTCACCTGAATAAGTACCTGAATTATAATATAAATCATCAGGATTACCAGTAACTATATAACTACAACAAGCCTCTAGTAATTTAAGATTATCAGATGCGATACTTAACGCAGCAACAGGTTGACTATATAGTTTCTTACCTTCATTGGCTATACCCCATGGAGTATATTGAATAGTTTCAGACATTAGACGGTCAGCACTATATAAGATATAATCTGCTACTTGCGTAGAATCATCGTCATCGTCAAGCATTAATTTTCCTACTACAAATAGTGCTACTGCCTTAGTAATAGCTATCCATTCACCTAAGCACCTACGAATATTGGCTTTATCATATTCAGGAAGAATATTATAGTAAGTAGTAAGATTAGCTACAAAATCTGCATAACCTTTAGCAATACCTTGAAGAGTACGAATAGCTTGAAGTTCGTTACTATCATTAAGTTCGTAGTACTTCTTAAATGGCATTGCTATAAACTCTCCTAAACTAACATAAGTTCCTTTACTAATAGATTCTCGAGTTTCATTATATATACCGTCAAAGTGACCCAAACGATAACCAAAACGTTTTTGATAACCAGGAACTAAGTGTTTATGGAATTGCATTAGTAAAGCTCCCCACCATGATTGTTGTAGCTGATTAGCACCAATTTTATCATAGATACCATGTATCTGATGATTAACTGATATAACCTTATTACGGAAAGCTGCAATATCATCATTAGTAAGACCGCTATCTTTCTTTAGAGTAGCAACACCATTCTTCAAGATAAGACTTTCTCTAAAAGAAGGGTGATTCTCAAACTTAGTTCTTTCTTCTTTAGTATCTTCTTTATAGGTAGCTTTAAACTCTTCTCTTATCTCTTTAGGAACAGAGCGTAAGAAGTCAGTTATTATATCAGCTTTAAACTTAACATAACGTTCTTTCTCAATATATGATTCAAGCACTTTATCTCTGAATGTTTCATATTTAGTAACTAATTCAGGATTATTCTTACGAAGAACTTTAAGCAATGCTTCTTCTCTAAGTCCCATAGCAAACTGTTCAAATGACATTACTTTATTCTTACCATTAACAGCAACAACTCTATGAGAATGAAGCATAGCTAACAATGTAGCGTTCTGCATATAATGTTCACCTGCGGTTTGTTGGATAAACAACAGATTTTCTAATTTACCCATAGGATTGTTACCTTTACCATAACGTTCTGTTACCATATCAGATTCAATAACATTGAATAATCTAATAACAGCATTAGTTTCGTTATTAGTAGTTTCATTATAAGCATCAGCTAAATAACTACCTATATTCTGCATCCATTCGTTCTCACCTTTACGGAAGTCTTTGTATTTAAAGAATTGTCCGGCAGCCATTTCCATTTGTATCTGTGTCTTACCATATAATACGTTGGCAATACCACCAGTAACGTTTAACATCATAAACTTACTAGATACCATATTACGCATAACACGAGATACTTTAGAACGAGTACCTTCATCCATTTCAAATTCATTAAATACTAACTTACGAACTTGATTCTCAAAGTGTTTAACTATATTAGAATCTTCACTTTTAGCTGTACGTATTTCTTGTTTACCAGTAATTCTACTAAGTAGTCTATTATCCATAAGTTTATCATTAGGATTTCTCTTAATAATATCCATATTACGTAGTTGATTACTAGTAATCTTAGCTAATCTAGCTATATCATTACGAGTATTGAAATTATACATACTATCAATAAATGAGTTAAGTCTTTCAAGAACATTAGGATTATTACGTTCTGCATTTTCCTGTGCTCTTTGTTTACGTAATTCATTATTCTTAGCTTGAGTTTCACGAACATAAGCTAGATATTCATCAGTAGTTTCACCTTCTTGTTTCTCACGAATAGGAAGAAGTTTAATTTCTGATAAACTATGTAACATAGGAGCATTACTAAATCTTTTATATAGATTAAGTTCTATATCAGATTTATTAGGAGTATCATACCAGCCATGACTACGTTTGAAGTCTTGCCAATAATCAGTAAATCCTTGATGTGGTTGTTCAACAGCTTGATTAGGTAAGTAACCACGATTAATATAAGCACGACTACGTTTATCTTTAACAAGTTCATTAAGAAGACTATCTACTTCATTATATAACTTCTGTTGATAAACATTCATTCCATAATATTTATCATTACGATATTTATTAGTAGAAGGTTGTAGTTTAACTTCATCATAATTAGGATTTTTATATTTATCCTTTATTTTAGTTTCCAACCATTTATATTTAGGACTATATTCCATATTATTAGCTTCATCCTTAACTATCATTTGTCTCCAAATAGCTAATGGTTCGTATTCTTTAGTAATAGGATTAAGAACATGATTATCATTATACCATTTATCAAATACTGCTTTACCCATTTTATTCATAGCTACATACATAGCTTCGTAATATACAGTATTGACATAACTTACATGATTATCTAACCATTCTTGAGCTTGTGTCTCATTTGGTTTAACTCGACCAACTGCCGCAGCAAACATTTGTTCTTGATGTTTCTTTAAGTTAGCTACTTGAACTTCTGTAAACTTAGTACCATCAATAGTTCCTGTTTCATCATACTTACCGTATGCCATAGTACGAACAAAACTATCAAAAGGATTACCAGCACGAGTATCCATATAAGCCTTTTTTAATTCATCTAAGAATTGACTTTTTAACTTATAATCAGTATTAGCTTTAAGCCATTCAGCCGATTCTTTATAAGTTTCAGATGTTTCCGGATATTGAAGACCTTCAATAGCTTGTTTATAACGAATAACAAAAGCATCTTTAGGTTTACTTTCTTTATACTTATTATTAAGTTGACGACGAGCTAATAGATAATTATTAACTGCATTAGCTTCATAATAATTCTCTTTGTAGTTACCATCAACATCAATAGTAGCACGCATTTCAGTAAGTTCTCCTCTAATCTCTCCAAGACGTCTTTCATTCTGAACAGTCAGAGTACTATAATCATTATCAATCATTGTACTTAATATATCTCCTTCTTCATGCAATAGTTTCATCAACTTAACATAAGTTTCAGGATACTTATTAAGTAACTGATTCATATTATAGTATTCTTGATACATCTCTTTGACGTATTCACGCTCTACATTGTCTATTAAGAACTTCTCTAGTTCATCTTTAGCTTTCTTATATATTAAACCGTCCCGACCATTTGGGTCTTCGATTTGTGCCAGCTTTACAGCCTCTTTCAGCGACCTTAATTTATCAGTGAACGTTTCATTATACGGCAGCAAAAGATTGCCATTTTCGTCCAGTATATCGTTCAGAGACACGTCTATACCGTTGTTTTTTGCGTCCTCAATGATAGCCGATATTGCCGAAGTAAACGCTATCTTTTTGTCTCTAGCTTCTATCTCACTAGTTCTTAACTGATTCATCATCTGTTTTAGAACTATCTGAACTATTGGTATATGTGTCTCTTGACTATCAGCTAACCAAAACTGGAAGAAGTTTTCATCTTCAAATGCTTCTGTAATACTAAGCATATTAGATTGTACACGTGGGTCACTAGAAAGACTAGTAATATAACTATCGAAGTACATTTTAGTACTACGTTTAACTACATTATCCAAATCTTTAATACGTTTGAACTTATCCTTAATCTGTTTAAGCATATCATTAGTTCTACGTAGACCTTCTATCTCTTCTTCTGTTTCACTTACATTATGAGCTTCGTCAATATCGTATGGTTGAATAGCTTCAATAATAGAATAATCTTCTACGAATCTATTAATATCATCTAGGAACATTTCATAACGAGTACGTAATGTTTCGTCCTCTAACATACGGTCGAATAACTTCTTATTAGTTATACTCCATTTCTCTTGAACTATCTTGTTACCATTTTCATCTAACTTATAAGTTCCGTCAGGATTAGTAACATAAGTAGTAAAGAAGTTATGTATATCAAATAAGAAATCATCAATACGTCTATTAGTATAACCATTGATAATTCTCAACGCTTGTTCACGTAAGTTATCATTTAACTTAGTAGCTGTATTAGAACGTAAATCAATAGCTGTAAATGAACGGAAAGCATCGTTTAATGCAGCTTCTTCTACATTAGCATTACTACGTTCAACACTTTCAATAACACGAGATATATAATCATTTATCTCTTTATCATTATCTATCAATGCAGATTCAAGTACATCTTCATTAATAAAGTTATCTTCTGTCTGAACACGAATAATATTATTATTAGCAAACTTATCTAATCTAGCATTTTCTTTAACTACTTGAGTTAAAGCATTACGTCTAGGGAATTGTAATTGAGCAATACTATTGATAGTTACTTTCTTACTATACATATAATCAGGAGTAAGACTTACTGATTTACTAGTTAATCTACCTAAATTAGTAACAATATAAACTTCTCCTTCTTTTTCGTATCTAAAGTAACTACCTGCTCTAAAACCTGTATTATCTACAACTGTTTGTAGAACAGGAACAAATCCAACACCGTTAACATTTACATCGTTGATAGTCTGATTAATACTAGCTTTAAGTTGTGCATAATAAGGAGATTCAGAATTATCTGATTTCTTCTTTCTAAGTTGAACTTCGTTAGCTTCTAATTTAGTCATAGCTGATTGTAATCTCCTAGCTGCAATATCGGAATTATTACGTTCATTAATAAATCTACGAATGTTACCATAATTCATATTAGGAGCTACAACAACATAATTAGTAATACCAACAGCTTCAAGAGATTCAATAGTATCTAGTATGACCTGATTATCAGTAGCAGCAATAATATATCTACGAGAAGTATCAACTTGTTGCTCCTTTATGGGGGAAGTTAAGACAGTATTATTAGGAAATGCTTCTTCTATTAATAAATTAGCACCAGCTTCAAATGCTTTAGGAAGAACTACAAATTTACGAATATCAGAGTTCATAGCAATATTAACAGAACTAATAAATGCAGGGTCATATTGATTAACAGAAATTTCTTCTAATATATCTAATGGAAGAAACATTCTATTATTATCAGGATTTACACTAACTTCTCCGATTTCATTCTGTTCTAATGGATTAGTAGGAAGCATATATACAACATCTCTATCATATATTAATTTATATAATCTTAGAGTTTTGTTATTATCATTAGTTTTAGCATAATGACGGTATCTACGATTATCTTCACTACCAGTAATCATTCCACGTTCTTTTGCTTCTTTAAAAGAAAGCATACCTACACCAAGCCTATTGAATACTATTTTATTAGATTCCTTATACTTCTTATTCTCAAATGTAAGTACATCAGGATTATTAGGATTAGTTCTAAAGAATAAGTCACGTAATTTTTCTATTGCCTTATCATCATTACTAAGTCTTTCATAAGTTCCTGTTTCACTACCGTATTGAATCATACTATTAATGGCTTTGTCTGAATCATTAATAATATTAGTAGCTGTTGAAACTCCATTATCAGAATCAATACCAGTATCCTGTCCATATAAAAGCTCAACAGGAATAATCTTACTAATTGTTCCACCTTTAAACTTATAACCTTCTACTACCATAGAATATCTTACTAAGTCCATAGCTGTAAGTTTAACGAAAGGATTATTACTATGCCAAGCATTACGAAACATCTGATATTGAGATTCAGTAGATATAGTACTATCTATAATAGATATTCTATCATAACTATTACGACGACCTTTATACTCCACATTTAGGTTCTTAAATAGATTATTATCAGAAGTATATCTTTGAATTAATACTACTTTATTAGCAGGAGATAATTTCATAAATGCTTCTACGTTCTTTTCAGACATATCAGACATATCGAAGCTACCTACTATATCAGTATATCCATATAATCTAGCACGAGTATCTTGTTGGCTACTAATAAGATTTATATTATAGCTAGGTATAAACTCATTATCACTTCTAGTTATAAATCTATTAGTATTAACAAAGTTAGACTGTGCTTGGCTCATGTTAATAATAAAGCTCTCTAACTGCTGAATAGTTTGAAGATTACGAATACCAAACTTACTTACTAATTCACGGAACTGCGGTGTTTGAGTTTTGAATATCTCACTATCACGAATAATCTTTTCAGTAGCTATACAACTATACTTTAACTGATAATATAAAGAAGGATATGCAGATTCTAGTTCATCCTGATTAATATCATTAATAGTATTGAAATTAGTCTTAGGATAAATAGCATCTATTAGATACTTGTTACCTTCTTCTGTAACTGCTTTAAGAACAGGTTGACCTTTTTTTATACGACCAACATTATTCTCCTTAATATCATTAATACGATTAATAACATTATCTATTTCATTAGCAGATTTACCAGCACCAAACTTATCACTAGTGATAACCATCATATTAGAATTGATTTGGTCGCCTATCTCTTTGAAATATTCAAATGCTCTTAACGCTTTAATTTGATATATAAGATTATCAGTATTATTATAACTAGTACTTTCTACATCATCTTTAAGATGTTCTCTTAATTCAGTTACTTTTATTCCTTCTTCAAGAAGCTCATCTTCATTAATCTCTATTCCTCTGCTCTCAAGCATTTTCTTAACATCTTTAAGACGAGTCTTTTTAGTAATACTATTAGCTGGAATACCAACAGTTCTAGCTAATCTTATATACATATCTCGTCTTAATCCAATAAGAGGATTAAATCCAGTTTCTCCAAATACATTATCGTTAGCATTTTGTCTAGCAATAAGTTCAGTTATTACTGGTTGATTAATAAATAGAATAGATGTTTCATAATTAGCACCACAATCTACAATAGATTTATATACATCAAAAGTATACAAGTCTACGTTAGGAACACCACCTTCTTTTACACCGTCAAGAATAAGAGCAGTAGTTTCAGAAGAATAAGGGGTAATCAAACGATTATCTATATTAAGATTATCATAACTCCAACCTAATTGATTATGGTCTACTGTTACTTCTTTACCTTTTCTAGTTACATCTCTAAAACGTTTTCTTAGTTTACTTTGTGCGTCTTTTGCTTCTTTCTCTGTGCTATATGTATAAGTAAACCTAAAACCACCGTGTGCACCGTCAACAATAGTTTTAGCTTTGTTACTAATAGAGGCGAAGTTGTCACGATTAACAGAAATAGCTTTAAGACGCGCACCGGACATATTAGCATCACGATACCAATTTTGAGCAATTACTGAATTAATATTACGATAAGTCTCTGATAAACCTTCAAAGATATTAGCTTTTGCAGCTTTAATATCTTCAAAGTTACTAGAAGATAAGTTTTCACCAATAGATACTGGTAGATTCATTATCTTAATAAATGTATCTACTATCTTATTGTTACGAGCATCACGAGTATTCTGTTGAGCTACTGTTAGTTTACTAAATTCTTCTTTAGAATAAAGTCCGCCTTGTTCAGCATATTTAGTAATAGCTGATTCATAGGCTTCTGCATAACTAAGTCCTTCTTGACTTAAATCTATTGCAATATCTCTAGCATCTTGAATATTCTCTCTGCTTAGATTATTAAATAGATAATTATTATATCTTCTATTTACTGCTGCATCATCTTCTCCTTCTATATATTCAACTTTCTGTGGTTTACCATTCTTATCGAATGTAGCAGTATGATAAATACCATAAATACTATCAATATCAAAGTCAGCACCAGTTTGTAATACCCATTCATCAGGAACTACAATAGTAGAACCTTGAGATTCATCTAACAAACCTACTACTTTCATAACAGCAATAGATTGTTTACCTTCTGTTGGAATACGATAACCAATCATAGTATCTAATCCAGCATTTTGTAAGTCCTCTAAAGTTACTTCATGTACAAGATTGCCTTCATTGTCATAAGTATTATAAGCCTTAACCATCCATTTAGGTAATAGTATTTCTACTATTTGACTTCCGTCTTTATGATAAGTAAGTTTACGACCAAGAGAATAACCATGTTTCTCTTCTACTCTAGATTGCATCAAATCTCTTAAATCACTACGACCTGATAGTTCGGTCATACCAATATCTGAAACTTGACTAGCATGAAATCCTGGAAGTACTTGTCGAGTAACACGATTAGTAAATATACTATTTACAATATTTTCTATCTTGCTACGAACTAGATTAGTCCAAGCAGGCATATAAGGCAATCCAGTTTCAGGATTTATTTCAGCATACTTACGATAATTACTGTCTAATCCTCTACGAGTTAACTCATCCTTAATAAGAGATATAAACTGATTATTATCTATCTTAGCTTGATTACCTTCATATACTACATTACCTTTAGCATCAATCTCTACACCAATACGAGAAGCAGCATCTTTAAAACTATCTTGAATATTAGCAGTAAAGTTATCAAAGAAATCTTTAATAAGAGATTGACCTTCGGGAGTATTACCAATATTATCTATTAGTTTCTTAACAATCTGCAATCCTGCCTTATTCTCACCATCCATATGTTGAGGAATATCTTGCTGGGTATAAAGATTAGAATACCAACCAGTTTTATACTTAGTTTGAATATCCAAGTTAAACTGTTTCAACCTCTCTTTAGAGGGGAATTTTCCATGAGAATCCCAAAACTCTAGTACTCTATTAGTAGTAGCTTTTTCAGTAGTAGTAAAGTTAACCTGACCTATATTATTATCAGTCATATATTTAGCAAGTAAACCAAGTTCACTATTACCTAAGAATCTAGGTATAAGTACAAATTCAGCATTTTTAATCTGAATAGGATTAGCTAATTTAGCATCATTATCTACTTCTAAATCATAATAGAAGTTCTTCTGAACTTGTATCTTTTTAGATAACTCTCCTAACTTAACATTATCAATAGGTTTACTTTCATCATAAAGAGCTTCGATTAAATCTTTATAACTATCATATTCTCCGCGTAGATACATTCTACGAACAAATTCATCTAATGTTATAAACGATTGAGCGTCGGTTACTTCTGACTTATCTTTAGCAAATTGCTTAAGTATAAACGCTTCTGTCTCTTTAGATACATTAGCTATCTTTAATTGCTTCTTTAAATCTGCAATAACTCCACCACTACTCTGAACATCTTCAAGAGTAATATATTTAAAACTACTATCTACACTAATAGTTTTATTAGGAGAAACTACTATATCTCCTAAATGCTTCTGTACATTGTATAAGTCATAACCTGCATAAGCTAATCCTCCGGCTTGATATTCTTTGTTACGTTTAATAGTATCACGAGAATCTTTATAATATGCTTCATCTCCGAAGAACATATCATTTAGATTATTATATTGAATCTCATAGTTAAGAACCATTTCAGCAATGAAGGAATTAAATGATTCTTGACTAGCATTCTTATACTTATCTACAAACTCTTTATCAGAACTATATTTAGCAATAGCTTCTTGTATTCTATAATTAATATAGTTATCTATATAATTATATACAGAATTACGAAGTCCACCAGTAAGTCTAATATTGTACTCTCCATTCTCATCTTGTATTAGTGATATTTCACTATTCTTTCCCCCGTAAAGGAGTGAGAATACGTCACCTCCCTCGAACAACCAATTCATATCTACACTTTTAGCTGTCTCACTATTATATCTACTAAGATTCTTAACTTTATCAATAAGTAGACTTCTAAATTTAAATACATTACCAGTAGGTCTACCATTGCCATCAAGAATACCTTTACGATAATGATAATTAAGTCTAGCTTCTGATTTACGTAAGTCTTTAAACTCTTCTTTTATCTTAGGTTTACCATTTTCATCAGACACAATAGTTACTACTCCATTCTCAACAGTAGTCTCGAATAAGAAGTTGATAGCTTGTGCCATTTCTGCTAATTCTTTAGCATAGATGTTAGCATAAGCTACATAAATAGGATGTCCTCTATAAATATCACCATTAGTATTAAATAGTCCAGTATAATCTAGTTTATAACTATTAAATACGAAAGTCTTTGGAGCATCAGAAGGTGTTTGGGTAAAGAACTTAGATTTCTTAACTCCTTTAGCCATCTCATAGTTGTCTCCATTGTTAGCGTATTCGTTTAGAGTAATAATATCCCATTCAAGAGCATTAATATCTTTATAAGATTTAGCCTTTCCTGTAACTTCATTACTAACACCGTTATATAATTGTGCACCAAACTCACGATAATATTCAGTAAGTTCGTAACCAGTATCAGTAAGACGAAGTAGACCTGGAATTACTTTACCATTAGATAAAGTCTTTTCAATAAGTATATTACTATATTGATATTGAGGAATATTAGTAAACTTAATTAGATAATCACGAAGTTCAGCATTAGCAGTTGGATTATCATTATAACGATTATCGTTAATTCTTTCAAAGAACTTACTAATATAATTATTCTTTAGAATATCACTAACTAGATTATTCTCTGCATTAATACTATTAAATTCAGAATCTACTATTTGATAGTCTTTAAATTTATCAGATATACGATTAGCTATATTATTAGCATAACCGCTTTTATATTGTAGTTGAGACTTATCAAACGGAACTACTACATATTCTTCATCGTTCTTAGCTTTACTATATTCACCTGCATAATATATACGTTGTGCTTCATTATCTATCTTTAATATATTAGACGCATTAGCTACAACTTTATTAAATTCTAGCAAATCGTTGATAAGACTAGTGATATTAGAAAGTTGACTATCACCGAAGCTACGAATGTAGTTAACAACACCCTGCCTATTGATGCCGAAGTTATATTTATTAAAGATTGCCGCAAGCTCTTCCGAGATTTCTTGTATTTCATTTGTATTTGAATTGTTTAATGTGGATAATTTATTTTTAAGTTCTTCTAATACTGCAACATCTCCATTCATAATAGAAGGATTATGAACAAGAGAATCAAAACTATTAAGTATCTTATTTTGCAGATTAAGTTTAGGGAAAGTATTACGATTCTTAGTCACTACATTAGAACCGTCTGCACTTTGAATTACTTCATTACGTTCCCAAATAGATTGTTTTAGTTGAGTAAATATCTTATTTCTTATCTGAACATTAGCTTCATCTTCTAATAGACGAGCGGCATATTCTAAATGAGATACTTCTTTAAATCTTTCAGCAATAGTATGGAAACTTTCTACCATAGCTTCAACACTAGAGAAGTTACCATAGTTATTCAATGCTTTAAAAGAACTAGAAAATCCAGCACTTTCAGCTATACCTGAATAAGTATCACTAGCTGTATCAGGTTTTTCATTAATAAAAGAATTACTATTAGTTTTAGGTAAACGAGCAAACCATTCTTTTACTTCTTTACTAACATTCTTATCAATGTCTTTGCGTTGGTCAGCTAGTTCAGACCAATCAGCACGTAAAGAAGCAATAGTTTCAGGGTCTTCTTGACGACTACCTTGTTCACTATCTTCTTTAGCATCATCATTAGTTTCATAATCCTCGTTAGTATCTATGCCAAATTCTTTGCTAAGACTAATAACTTCGGGTGAATTAATAACAATATCAAATAACTCATTACGGTTATAATTACCACCATCGTAAAGATTACGAATAATAGTACCGATATAAGCCTTTTGTTCTTGTGTAAGTTTCTTATCATTCTCTTTAAGATGTCGATTAAGATAAGTAATCATAGTTAGCTTTACAGCAGCTTGAGGACTTAACTCGTTACCAGATTTATCCTTTAGGACTTCTTTCTCACCTTTACGTTTTCTATTAGCAAGAGCTTTACGAATACTTCCTTGACTCTTTAGATAAATAGTACTAAGGATATTAATAGCATGGTCTTCCTTTGCTATATCGTTACCAAATACACCAGTTCGTGAAGTACGAACGTTCTGAACATAATCTTGAGTATTAATTGTTTCTCTGTTATTATATGCTATAATAGCATTAACAGTGTTTGCATCAATACTCTCTTCATTGAAATCTCTACCAGTCTTTTCTTGATACCATTCACGAAAACTAGTATCTTCGATAGTAGCAAGATATTCGGTAGACTTTCTAACATCATTATTAGTAAGCTCTAATAGCTTATCTAATTTAGGATTACTAGGAGTACAACTCATATACTTTATATTATTAATTAAGTAATTACTAACAGTATCAAAGATAGCATTATTATCAACACTATCAAATATATTTATCGAATAGTCTGAAACCGCACGTTCCGAAGGCTACCGAACGCCCGTAGACCGCAAAATTCTGCCGAAATTCGCATTTTATATAGCGTCTCGATAGTAAGATAGGGAAAACAGAAAAGTCCCGTAGGCGGCTTTAGAATGGCTCATTCTTAGGCTTTCTACGGGACTTTCGTCTCTAGGCTTATCTTAGTTAACTACATACGAAACTAAGCTCACCAGTGTCAAACAAATGGCTCACAATAGCCTTCTGACGGTTATTCAAACCTTCCACTAAACTATCGAAATTATCGACTTGTCGGTAATTATCGCTTATAGCACTATCTAAATCTAGGTCTATATCAGGAATATCAAAAACATCATCAGTAGGAACGCCTGTATCTTCTTCTGCTCTGTCGAATACATCATCGTGAACAGTACTTGTAGTACTAGCTGTATCAGATGTTTCTAATCCAATAGTAGATAACCGATTACGAACTTCACCAAGTAATGTATTATCTATATTACCAACCTTACCTATAATCTCTACTAAAGCATCAACAATCTTAGTAAATAGATTATTAGATTCAGTTTTAGTATTAGAATCATATTTAATCCTAGCAAGTAATCTAGCAAATGTACGATTAGTAATAGCTTCAACTACAAATTCCTCAATAGCTACACTTCTAGGTTTATCACTATTTAAGAATCTTCCGTATTCTTCTACTAAAGCAGAATCCTGATTAATAAAACTACTAAACTTATCATATAGGTCACCAAATGATTGCTCTATATTAGCACGTTCATCATTAAGTAGATAATGAACACCTTCATGTATAAGAGTGAGTACTCTACGTTCAGGTTCAAGAGTATCGAATCTATTAGTAAGAGTAATAGTATTACCACCAGCAACTATTCCTGCAAATCTACCTTTTTCACCTACTATTTCAATATCAGGATTAAGAGCAATACCGGCAGATTCTAATGCCGAAACAACAGATAATAGATTAGGATTAGTAGTATTAGCTTGTGCAACTTCCATAAGAGTACCTACTTGAGGAGCACTATCTTGACTAGCAAGTGGGTCAGGCGTAGCAACAGGAGACACAACTTGTTGCTCCTTTACGGGGGAAATAGCGGCGTTAGCCGCGTTAGTACGACCAGCACTACGACTAGGATTCATAAGAGTAATATTACGATTATATACATCTCCTACATAATTAAAGTTACTAATGATATTACCTTTACTATCAGTAACATTACCTAAATCGGTAACTAGTACTCCGTCCTTAGCTACAAACTCTTCATAACTACTATAACCTGTGTCCATCCATTCATCTTGAAGTATATTAGGTATCTTAGCTTGTAGTTTACCATCTACCATTCTAAATAAATTAGATTCACCACGAATAGCTGAATTAATAACATTACGAGTAAGTGTAGCATATACTCCTTCCATCATAGTACTAAAGTTACCATGATTGTTAGTAGGAACAAAACCATTAGGCATACGAGCCATAAGTCTTCTAGGTTTAGTTTCACCCGGTATAGCAAATGCTACATTTCTATCAGCAACATTAAAGTAAATAGTAGCTCCAATCTTATTAAGAGGACGAAATGCACGACCTACAACTTCATAACCATAAAGAGCTTTTTGCTTACCTACATACTTAGATATTTCATCTAATAGTTGCTGATGTAAGTCAGTATTACCTTGTAGAGTAGCATCTACTAATGAATGGAATAATTTATCTAATCCTTCATTAAACCTCTTAGTATATTCAGTAGCTTCTGTTTCACTATTACTCATAGTATTCTCACGACTAGTAACTGCAATAAGTCTACCTTCCGAATCTTTAATAGTCATACCAACTACTCCTCTAGGAATACGACTAGCAGCGATAATACTATTAGATTTAATATCGGCAACTCCTCCGTCAACTCCTACTACTAGACGATAACCGTCAGTAGCTTCACTAGTAGCTACGTCTCCAAACTTACGATATATAGGATTACCTTGTTTATCTCTAGCATAAATAACACTACCGGAACTTGTACGACCAACAACTAAACGTTTCTTCTTAGACTTAGTATTACTAATAGAGGACTTTAAGTTATTAATGTCAGTATAAGACTTCTTGAGTTTATTCATCCAATTAGTCAATGATTCGTTAACAACGGTACTAAAGTTAGATTGATTAACATTAAGAGCATTATTAAAGAATATAATATTATTAAGATGTTTAATCCTATCTAATAGATTAGTTTGAGTATCACCGAATAAACTAGTTAAATTCTGCCAGTGACCATTCTCTTGTAGAGCATTAAGCTGATGTCCGAATGTTCCTTCAACTTCAGGATTATTACGAACACGATACAAACGACGTATATTATTAAGTAATTGTACAAACTCTTTGGCACTAGGTTCTTCACTAGCAATAATAGATTGAAGTTGAGTTATGAAATCTATACTATCGTTTCTAACAGTATATCTCCAACCTTGATTCATAACTTCTACATTACCGTTATTATAACCAATCTTAGGAAACTCGCCTATTTTAATTCCACGAGACTTAACAATAAGATTATCGTTTTCATCTAGTTCTACATTTACTGTATCATTAGTCTTTAACTGACCGATACGAGAGTAAACCTTACTATCACTTAAATTAACTAAATTAAAGAAGTAACCATTATCTTTACTATTCTGTTTATCTTCTGCAACAGCTTTATCTAAAGTCTTACTTGCTTCTTGTATAATATCAGAAGGAGTTTTAATCTCTTCATCAACATTAACTATCTTACCGTCTACTATTTGACGATTAGCTAGAATCTTAATATCATTATACAAACTAACAGCTCTAGGATTTAACTGTTGTAGATAAACCATCATATCATTAAGACTAGTAAATGTCTTACCTTCTATCTGATTACCTTGTATTTGATTATATAAATCTATAATTAAATTTATCTCTTCTATACGTTGACGTTGACCTTCTAAGTCATTATCAGATATAGCTGATTCAAGAACATTAGTATCAGTAGGAGCAGATTCATCAGATTTACTAGTATCTACGTAAGTAACATCTCCGATAGCAATAGCAGCATTTAATTCATCAATAGTAACATCAGCAATGATATTACCTTTGGCATCCATTCCATCAATACTAACATTGCCAAATTTACTAACACGTACGTCTATTGCACTTACTTTAACTGGTTTTCTACTAACATCTCCTAAACTAGCAAAAGGTTTTACTATTGTAAATTCTAAGTTATTAATATTAGCTTTATTTACAACACCTGAATTAGCTTTAGATACTACTTTATCTAATGTCTCTTTTAACTTCTTCTCTTTAGCAGTCTTTGGTTTAGGTTTTGGAATAGGCTTAACCTCTGGTTCTTCTTGCCTCGTCGCTTCGCTCCTCGCTTCCCCCGTAGAGGAGTCTTGTCGCTGATTATTCCCATTCTGTTGCTGTGCCTGACTTTGTGCAGCAAGACTATTTCTTCTCTTAGTAATAGCTTCTCTTAAAGACGCTATATCTTTCTTACCATTTTCTGAATTAGATAGAATACTAACAGCATTAGATAAACTCTTATTACTAGTATCTTGAGATTCTTCTTCTGTAAACGCATTATCTAGTGCTTTATCTAACTTAGCAAGTTCTTCTTCGGTAGCAACATTAACGAAATCATTAAGATTCTTCTTTGCAGACTTAACTAATTTCTTAGCAGCTTCTTCAAACTCTTTCTTACGAGTATCTTCAAACTCTTTAGCTTGTTCATTAGTAGTAATAATATTAGAACGATAGTTATCTCTACGAATTTCATCGAGAAGTATCTGTCCCATATTATCCATGTACTCTGAATTAATAGCACGAACTTGTTTAGATAAACTTCCTAGATTAAAGTCTTTACCTGCTTGTTTAAACAGAGCTACATCATTTTCATCTAATTCTTCTATCTGTTTCTTAATAAGTGCGTTTTGTTCTTGACTACCTTCTATTCCAAGAGCTATATTTTCTACACTACGAACATTATCTAAGAATAAACTTTCCATAGGACTTAAACCTCTACGTAAGTCATTAACTTTAGATTCTATTATCTTAGATATATCTAAGTATTGACTAGCTTGTGCTTTATCCAAAGGATTATTACTATTCTTTAGACTATTATAAGTAGACATTACTTCGCGACGATACTGCTCTAATATACCTAACTGCATACGATTCTTAGCCATTGGGTCAAGAATCTCATTAATAGCAGGAATAGTATTCTCTAATTGAGATTGAATAGTATTAAGTCTTTCTACTCGTTTATTTAGTAAGTCAGCTTCTTGTGCATTAATTATATTCTCTGATATAGCCACATCTAATAGAGCATCGTCTATATTAGCACTACGTAATGCACTAGAATAGTTAACATATCTATTAAGAACAGTACGCATAGTTTTCTTTATAGATTGAGTATCTCTATCATATTCTGCTTCATCAGCAAGACCTGCATCTACTAGCTTTTTCTTTAGTCTAGGGTCTTCAATATAATCTTCGAGTAACTCATAGTTACCGGAACGAATAGCATTTAAAGTAAGAGTAGTTGTGAACTTCTCTTTAGCAGCAGCACGTAAATCTTCTTGTTCTTCGGGACTAACTTTACTATAACGAGTAGTACCTACTGTTGGGTCTTGACTAACAGTTCCATCATCAAGATAAGTAATAGGATTACCTTTAGCATCACGTTCTATCTGAAATGGATTCTCACCATTTTCGATAATCTGCATCTGACGAGCATACTCATTGAATACTTGCTCACGACCATTGATTTCAGCAATGCGTTGTTTCTCTTCTACATTACCACCTTTACGATTATTAATAGCTGACATAGTACCACCAAAAGTAACACCGCCAATAACTCCCCATAATGCAGCGTTATATAATTGAGGATTCTGTAAGTACTTCTCTATTCTATCCATAGATATAGCACCATTATATTGTTCAGCCTGACCTAATAGATAACGACCATATAAAGTACCTTCTTCTTGACCTATATAGTTAACAGCTTCTTCAATACCTTCGGATAATTCAGATAATAATAGATTCTCACTAGAATTAATAAAGCGATTTACTTTACCTGCAAAATCTTTAATAGTACCTTTTGCCGCTTGACCTAAAGTTTGACTAGCAGATTCAACACCAGTAGAAGCTATTCTGTCGAGAGCTTGATTTTGTGAATAACGAATACGAGGAGTAATAGCACGATTAACTTGACCTAATGCTTTATTAACTGCACGTAACTGCATATAGTCGAAGAATACATTACCTGCATTATATCCAAAGTTTCGCATAGCTGCTTTATCTGCAACTATAAGAGCGGCTTCTTCTTTAGTTCTTTCTTTAGCTTCATTAGCAATATCAGGATTATTATCTAACCAAGTTTGAAATTCTTCATCAGACATTCCTGTAAATAACGACAATGCTTCTCCTTCTATTTGTTCCGCAACTCCACGAGCTTCTTGATAGTTCTCACCAAGACGCATACCAATAGCAGTAATACCATCTTTAGCGATAAGTTTTAACTTATTAGCACGATACACATTATCTAATTTAGTAGCTTTCTTAGCCCAATTCATTGCACGACTTACTTTAGAACTATTACGTCCTAATGCTGCAACACCTTTACCAACAGCTCCAACTCCTTTAGTTAATAAAGTACCAGGAATCATTAAAGATAGAGAGCTAGCAATACTTGGAACTTGACTAAAAAACCAACCTGAAAAATCATTCATATCAAATGCTTTATCAGGATTCTCACGATATATAGGAAATAAATCATCACGAACATAATCAGATATAGCATCGCCTGCTCTAGTAATAGGATTACTAAACGGTTTATCATCCCATAATCCAGCGGTAGCTAAATCTACTAACATACCCATACCACCAACGGTGTCTCCTATAACTGTTCCAATAGTTTGACCTAAAGCATTACCTGCTTGTTTCCAAGCTGATTGATTCTTGGCACGAAGAGTTTCTAATTCTTCTCTACTTTGATAACGATTAGGTTCAGCACCATACTTAGCTAAAGAATGATAATCTTCCTCTGTTCCAGTAAAGACTTCTTTACCACTAAGATTACGAAACATGAAGTCGTCTTGTGCAGCTACATCAGGTTTGTATTTAGTAACAGTAGGAGCTTCTTTAGCCATATTAACAGAATTAGCCCCACTGTCTAGTGGAGCTTTTTCTACTGATATATCATCAAATATGTTTGGCATAACTTAGTTCATTAAATCGTTCATTTGATTAAGTATCACTTGACTAGGCGATTCACCAGTAAGTCCTGAATACATTCTATTAAAGAACTGGAATACTTGTCTCTTAGTATCAATATCTAGTTCTCTAAGATTACCAGTAGCACCTGCCATAATCATAGCCTTCTGCATGAGAGGACGAGCAATAACTTGCTGCTCCTCTATGGGGGAATTTGCAATAGAACCATTCCTTGCACTAATAAGATTTATATCCTCTTTAACAGGAGCAAGAATAGCATTAGCTTGATTATTCTGAAACATACGTTGAAATAACTCACCTTCTGTAATCTTAATTACTGGTTCATCATTAGCGTCTAATATCTGATAGAAACTACCACCATCAGTAACAGCAGAATATGTTCCATCTCCAAATTCAGCATCAGATAAACGATAATTCCTTTTAAGTGCGTTATTATACTTAATAGAATTAAGAGTGTCCATTGCTTTAACAGCAGGTAAAGATTTGAATCTTTCTATTTCATCATTAAGGATAGCACCTGTAATCATGTAATCTCCAGCTACTGCATTTTGTATTCTCTCTTCCATTTCAGAATCAGGATTCTTAGCACTATTCTTTCCAGTCTTAGGAGTATAAGGAATATTTAAGAATACTCCGTATTCCCCCGTAGAAGATGATGAACACCAGCCATTATTAATGTTTTTCTTCTTAACTTGTGCTTGAATAGTTTGCATAATAGCATCACGTTCTCTACTATCTTCAACAGGTTCAAGAACTCCTTCGGCATTACGTTTCTTAATAACAATACTTCCAGGATTAGCAATACTAATCATATTCATTACTCTTTCATTGTAGTTCTTTAATTGGTCATCTTCAAATCCTTGACCAGTAGCAACTATATGAGGAGGTAAATCAAATACATTAACGTCAACATAGGTAGACGGTAATGATTTAGATATACGTTTAGTTGCAGCATTAGACATTTGTGCAGCTTTTTCATATACGTAAGCAGGAGAATCTTTAGTACTCTTAGCAGTAGTTATTTCACCTCGTCCTATTGCTCTAAATCCTGCAATGCCCATAGTAGTTAAACTACCATATACTTTATTTCCATAGAAAACTTCATCGTTTCTAGTAAATTTTTCAGGAACATTATTACCAGTAGTAAATCCTACGGGACTAAGTTTAAGAACATCTGCTATTTCAGGAGCTAAACGAGTATAAGCGTCTTTACTAATACGAATATATTCTTTATCTCCTATTTTACTAAATGACACATCTTTACTAGTCAGTCCCATATCTGTTCTAAGTTTAGATATAATAACGGCTTTACTACTATCGTTAATAGGATTAACTAGAACTGTATCGAAACTATTGCCTTTAGAATCAGTAAATAACTTATTCATTCTATTAGCATATTCTAGTTGCATAGGATTATTAGTATCTGCCATATCTCCGTTACTTAATCTCTTACCTAAGAACTCCGAAGCATATTGTTCTTCTTGTGTAAGATGTCCTTTCATTGCATCTAAACGATTATTAGCATTAGCTATTCCTCTATAATAAGTATTAGCTTCATCTAATAATTGTTTCTTAGCAGCATCGGATAAAGTAACATTATTAGCAATACCTGAACGTAATTTACTATATGCTTCATCTAAAGGAAGAGATTTAGATATTCCATAAGAAGAAAACATATTAGATAATTGACCATTAAAAGTATTTAATTGAGATTGTACTTTAGCAGGAGTATCAGGTTCTACTTTTTCTTTACCACCAATAGTAGCTAAAGAAGGAAGTAAATCAGGTTCTTTACCGGTCTTAGGTTTAGCAGAATTTTTACGAGAAGCAGCTAATAGATTAAATCCTAATTCAGGATTAATTCTACTTTCAACTCTACGATAAGCAGAAGCAGCATATCTAGGAGCAAATAGATTCTCTTCAAATTCTCTTTGTGACATAATAGTTCCATCAGGCTTAGTAACAAGATTATTCTTATTACCTTTATTAGCTTTCCAAACATTTACTTTATAGTCTTGTTCAAGAGAAGCACGAGCACCAGGAGTTTCATTTAATGCAGCTTCAAATGCAGCACGTATCTTCTCCTTAGATAACTGTTGAATACCACCGGAAGTTTTAAGATAAGGAACATCGCCAGCAGCAATATTTCCTTGACCTTCTTTAAGATTACCTTCTGCATCGCCCCATACTAACTGTTCACCTGAACTAGAATCAACACCAACAGTAGACAATACTTTCTGATATAAAGTATTATAATCTATTTGTTCAACAGGACGATAATTAGGTTTAAATTGATTACCGCCTATTACTCTACCTGTTTCATCTATTTGGTCTTGATAATTATATTTGTTCTGTTCCAATGTATAAGCCTTAACATCTCCATCATAAGCATCACTATTAGTAACTTCATCTTGGAACTTTTTAAACTCTTGTTGATAACGCTCACGACCAATAAGTCCTGGATTACTAGCAACTTCTCCGGCTAATCTTCTTGCAGTAGTTAATGCAGTAGCATAACTGCCTTCTTGAGCACTTGCTTCTATTTGAGCATTAACGTCTCTCGAATATTTATCGAGCCATTCATTTTCAGCTTCGTTTAATTGCTTATTAGCAAGAAACGTTTTAATCTGATTACTAGTTTCAATAGCAGTATCATGTTTCTGTTGTAGAGTATTTAACGTACTATTGTAAACATCTAAAGGAGCGGCAACCCGCTCCCTCTTTTGATAACCTGCTGTCTTAATATCTATCGGCATAGTTATATTATTTATAGTTAAGCAATCTTTTTCTTACCACCACATCTGAATAAAGTACTTCGTACATTACCTAGTCTACCTTTATTCTTTTCCATTAGTTTTAAGAACAATTCCATTTGTTCAGGATTAGCGGACATCATAGCAGCAGTAGCATTTTCTTCTGAACGTTTCTTATCTACACCTAACTGATAATCTCTAACTGCACTAGTTACACCTTCAATCATTTGTGTACGATTATTAGCAGTAGCTTGAACTTTATCATTAGCTGTTTGAATAGTAGATAAAGAATTAAATCTATTAGCTTTATTTACTTGTTGAGCATTTGCAGAAGCTACTTGTTGACGATTCATCGCATCTTGATTTTGCAATTGAGTTTCAAGATTTTCTTTCTCACCTCTTAATCTACTTCTTTGACTTAAAGCATTATTAGATATTCTTTGTTGTCTAGCAACACTAGCTACTGAACTAGCAGTATTTCCTTCAACTAATCTATTTTGACTAAGTTCGGATTCTCTAACATCTGATAGTTGAGGATTTATATTAATGCTAGTTTTAAGTTTAGCAGGAGCAATTAATTGAGGAGTAGGGACTTGTGGAGCAGAAGTTTTATTTATACTACCTTTATTAAGTAGTCCGCTAATTAAAGTTCCAGCAGCTCCAATACCTGCACTAATAGCTTCTCCTTTATCTATTCCTTTAAATAGATTAAAACCTTTACTTCCATTATTAGAAGATAAATTCATAGGCTTAATACTAGAAGCACTAGGATTAATAATCTTTGCCCCAGCAGTAATTCCAGCAGAAGGAACATTTTGATTAAGAGCTAACAATCTACGATTAGCACCAGTTAAACTTCCAAGAATTCCTAATACAGCTTTCTTATTTTTCAATTCAGGATATTTCTTATATACTTTAGCTTTCACATCGGAACGACCATGTAAGCCTGCTAATCTAAGAGCATCGCGAGCATCAGCTTTAGTAGGAATAGGATAACTACGTCCGCCACCTGCAAAATCATTTGACTTAACACTAGGATAAGGTTTCTTATCTGAACCGTAATCTTTCTTACGAGATAAACCACCTAGTTTCTTTTTACCAGTTATTGTTCTCATATTTCTTTTCTTTTTAGTACCATCATCATTAAGACCATTTCTATCTTTAAATGATTCTTGTGCATTAAATACTTTAGAAGGTTCAACACCTTTCTGAACTAATTCAGCAGGACTATTACCGTTAAGTATAGGTTGAGCACTAAACACTTTAAGTTGTTTAGGAGTAATCTGAACTACTTCATCTCCTTCTGCTTCAATACTGTTCTTGCCTTTACCGATTATAATACCACCAGTATTATGTTTACGTCCTTTAAGAAGAAACGAATCTTTCTTAATAGGAATAGCAGTACCTCCTTCGGCAATCAAAGGAGCAGCTCCTTTACGGGGGATATTTCCACCATTTCTCATTAACTGATTTCTAATATTCTTATAAACATTAGCATCATTTTCAGCATTTTCAGTCATATAGGAAGCCTGTTGTTGAGCAGCTTGTAACTTTGCTTGACGTTCTTGTTCTAGTCTAGCAGCTTCTTCTGCTTTTCGCTTTTTAGCACCTCCAATAATACCGCCAATAAGTTGAGTACCAACAGATATAGCAGCACCAATAAATGCTTTAGGTCGTCGATTATTAATTGTTCTCATTCTCTGTATTTATTAACATAACATTCAATATTACTTAGACTAACTTTAGAATTAGTTTCATGAATAATAAAACGAATACCAATATATTTACCATTGATAAGACTGTCGCTAGCCTTATAATTCTTACTTATCGTTATTCTATCTTCTTCTCCATCCATTATACTAAAGTTATATTTTCCAGTTAACCTATTTATAGGTTCTTGCAATTCAACTGTATTAATTAGATTACGGAAGTAATTAAAGTTCCATTTACCATGTTCATAATATGCTTTAGTAAGATTAGGAACATTACGTTCTTCATTACTAATATCCCATTCGGACGATATACATGAGTTTGTAAATATAAGAATTTTATCTCCACTATAATTAATATTACTAGAATTTTTTATAGCATAACAAATATAATTAAGTAACTTAATTGTTTCAAACTCTAAGTTAAATATTATATCTATTACAGCACAACCGACATTCTTATCACCTAGATAAAATATATTCTTAGATTCAGGAATTGTACAATTCCCATAATCAAGAAAAGTATTTACTTTTATATTACCTAATCTATATACATAATTAAGAGCATTATCATTAGTTAAATATAACTCTGTTTTAGTATTAAAATACTTACCCGAATAATTATGAATACTTATCCAACTACTTGTAATAAAGGAATAAGATAAGGTTATAATCTGATTTTCCCCCGTAAAGGAGCAGATTAGTCTGTTATTCTCTTTATCCATTCCCATATCAATAATAGTATCTTCGGTCACATAATTATCTATAATACTTTGAATACCATCGGTAATATCATTAAGTTGTTTATCATCGAATCTATATATTCTTCGTTTACTTTTATCAAAGAATATATAACCAGTTTCATTACAAGTAAAGGCATTATAATCTTGTAAACCGCCATATCCTTTTTCACTAGTAAATACTTCTTGATATTCAGTATCAAAAGCATCAGGCATATACATTTGAACGTCTTTGTCTTTAGTAGCAAGAGTACTATCTCTATTAAAGATAAACATTGAATGTTCACAATGAGCAATAAGATAAATACCTATTCCAAGTATATTAATTATGTCTCCTTTATTTTCACTTATTACTTTATATCCATCAGCTGGAAATTGTCTCCAAGCATTAGCAGTTGATTCAGATTGTAAAACATTACTTCTACGAATAAATTTACCATAAGTAGTTATCTGATTACTAACTGCATTTGGATTATAAGCATTTAAGTTAGGTCTAGCATAATCGTAATACATAGAAGCTATTTCATATAAATCAAATAATGTTGCGGCAGTTAATTGCTTATTACTAATATTTTTAATAACACCTGAACTAGTATAAGTAAAATAAACTTCAGGAACATTATTCTTCATTATCTTAGCAGAAGGAAGATAAGGAGTTTGTTTATAAAATTCTACTGCATTTATATGAAGATTATCACGAGTATTAGCAGAAGGATTTAAGTTATCTATATATCTCCTATAAAATCTTTCATCTTGTAAAGAATCATCCCCAAATCTAGGACACCAATCTCCAACAAACTTAACACCACCACTATCAAATATGATAACTGATTGTAGGGATACAAATCCTGTAACATTTTGTTTTTGTAGATTATCTCCATACATATACTTTCCAGTAGGAGTAATTTCTCCATTAATATATTTAGTTTGTCCTAAACGAATTAATTTAACTCCTTCTTTCTTAATATATATTTCTTGACTTACATAAAGTAATCTTCCAATAGTAGTTAATTTTCTAGCACTCCCATCATCCATAACATTAACAGTTACAGGAGTTATTACTTTTCCAACGGAAGGAAAAGTAAGTTTATAATATTGTCCCCCTGTATTACTTATAATACTTGCAGATACTCCCATATTATAAGTATTTTCTATATTATAATATGGGTCTGTATTTACTATATTAGCTATTCTATTAGAACCCGGAAAACAATCCTTAGCAATATATTTAGCAGCCCATCCTTCATTAGCATTTTGAGCATCACGATTCATAAAACTAAATACTCCTAAATCAACAAATACATTAGGAGTAGCACTTTTCTTTAATACATATATATCATCAGAATAAAACTGATAACTATATTCATAAGGAGTAACACTATTAAAACTACTTTGAAGTTTACTATTAGTATCAGTTCCTATTGCAATATCTCTATGTTGGTCAACAATACCATCACATATAAGAATACTTTGTATTTCTTCATAACTTATAAAGAAACCTACAAAACCTTCATACATAGGAACTTCTCTAAAAGTAAAGTTTCCTTTAATCTTATGAGGAGTTCTAAATAATCTATCTCCATTATTATTAGTATAAGGACAACAGAATATCATATTCCAATACGGACTAGCGTGAGTAGTATTACCGTTAGTAAATCTTGGGTCAAGATTAAACCAATAATAATCTATTTTAGCTTTTTCTGCCATATCTATAAGTCCTAGTTTATCCCTAATAGTAGAAGAATAATAACCGGGATAATCTATCTTAGCTTGTTCGATTGCAGCTTTTACATCAGATACCTTAGTATCATCATAACAATCAAACATAATATCAACATCTTTATTTGTTGAAGTATTATAATATCTTCCTATAACTATTTGAACAGGTATTTTCTCCCATGTGCCATCGTCTTTTTTATGACGATAATTATTATTTTCAATTACTATACCTTCTGTATAACTACCGTCAGGACGAACATAATGAATATAGAATCTGTATACTTCATCTTCTATTGGTTTACCTACATTTAAAACATATCCATCATTTAATCTATTTCCATAGTAATCTTCTTCCATACATACTCCAACAGCAATACTACTAGTATCAATATTGGAAATATCTAACTTACGAGTTTCTTCTTTATAATTAGCAACATATAATCTATTATTATAGTTACACATTGTTTTTACATTATAAAGATTGAAGTTATTAGCGGATATTAAAACTTCATCTACTGAAATAGATTCTTTACTACTACGATTTCCTGATATTCTATAAGTACCTGATTCGTTAAATGAATAAGAACCTAAATTAAATGCTTCTTTTCCATCTTTATAAGTACATATATAAGCTATTTGGAAAGACTTAAAAGTATTTCCACTTTTATTATCTATATTTAAAGTAGCAAATATAGAATTAGCGTTGTATTCAATATCTTCTCTTGCATAGTCTCTAATATCATAAGTAGAAGTAGTATTACTAGGTCCTTGAAGAGTTACAGAAGATATTATATTACTAGTTAGACTAGGAGATAGATAAATAACTACTCCTAAATCTTTCCAACTACTAAATTCATTATCACTAATTTCAAATCTTATAAATAATAAATAAGTTCCATTTCTCATTCTACCACCATATTCTTGACCGTAATCAACAACAGTAGTTTGAGGAATATCAGGATTTAAAGTAAATATATTATCAGAACCTAAATTAGCATTATTAAGATTAATAACTTTAAGAGGAACATCTTCTCTAGGATTACGTTCACTAATAGCTATTATTAAATCACCTCGAACATTATAAGTATAAGTTCCAAATACTTCTCCGCCATACCATTTCCAAGATGTTTCAATTAAAGATAATTCTTTATTATCTTCATTATAATGATATATCTTATTACTAGCAGTAAATATGACAAGTTCTTTAGTACAAGGAATAATACCTACTATCTTTTCGTTTTCATCTAAAGTAACAATAGTTTCTAAAGACTGTTCATTCTGAATAGAATTACCATCTTTAGAAACTATGACATTTACAGCATGGGTAATAGAACCATTCTTTATAAATTCTAACCCATCATCTTTATTTAATTCTTTAACTATTTCCATTAGTCTCTTGGTCTAAATGTTGAATTATAAAAGAATGACGACCAACCTTTATAAGCGTTAGTATCTTGATTTTCATTAATAACAGAAGCTCTAGCTCTGTCACGAGAATCTCTCCATAACAAATATGGATTAACTGGCATAGCACCTTGTAGAGAATATACTTGATGTTTAAGTCCTCTACTTAGTAACTTCCACATACAAAACCATTCAAGAGCTTCAATAAGTTTTCCGTTATTAGGTATAACAGGAATATTACAATGAAAAGTATCACTATATACAGTCTTAACTGTAAGATAGGATACTTTAACAACATCTGTATCAAAGTTTAATTGAATAGCATTGGCATCACGAAGATAAACGTAATTACGTCCTTCGTAGCTTTCAGGGTCTACTTCAACAGTACGCTTACTTTCTCGTTCCCTAGCTTTCTCTCGGTCTTGAGTGAAGTATTCAGTAGTACCGGAAGAGCAATGACAGCTTCCTTTCTTTATGGGGGAAACCTCACACCCGTCTGCATACACTTTAAATGCGTTCATACAACATGGGAAATAAGCAACTCTATCAACAACTTCAATAGTAGTTTCTTTTTCTTCATATTGAAGAATACCCATTTCATTCATAGCATCTATACACCAAGCACCAACTCTAGGTATATAATCGCTACTCATAATATTGAAATCATTATCAAGTCTTGCGATAATAGTTTCTATTGAAGATAGGTTTTTGTTCATTGTTTCTAATATATTTTTGAGTATAACTTGGGTCAAACTTAGAAATAAGAGAGACACGATTGTTAATATCAGTATCAAGATTTATTATATCTTCTACACTATGACATTTTGCAAGTAGTTCAGCATTTGTAACATTCATGTGATTATTTATACCACAAAACTTAAATACTGTCCTATTCTTAACTGCACCGTCAATCATAATAACTCTACAAGACCAATCCGAATTATTATAAGATATATATTTAACACCGTCATATTCCTCTCCTTTTGCAATAGCTTCAAGATGTTTCTTTTTATTATAAGGCGTAAGTCCTTTAATAATAAGTTCTTCTTTATTTCTTCTAGTTTCTACAAAGTTAATACGTTTTCTATGCTTAATAACTTTACCATCAGCAGTAACATGTGATTCAGTTCTTTTTACTCTTTCTATAATAAGGCAACCTATTTTCTTCTCAAACTTATAAATCTTTCCCCTCAATACTTGCCTTCCTATTTCTCCAAAGAACAGGTAACAATACTTTTTGTATTGTTCTCTTGTAATTAACTTACGCTTTTTTAATACATCTTGTCTTATCTCACAATCTTTTATCTTACGAAGCACTCTAAAGTATTGCTTTAGATTACGATAAAGATTGCCATATCTTAATTGTTTTACATCCGTAAACTTAACATACTTCTCATCTATGGCTTTCTCCATTTTTTGATTAGTATCTAACTCATCTGTATTCCATTCCCAGTAGTTATATACACATACATCAAATATGGCTTCAACAGCATTTCTATTTTGTTCAATAGAGTATTTAATTCGATAAAGCAAAGATTTATATCTGACTATATTGTGAGACACAAGGTCGTACTCCTCTTCACTTGTCTCTATAAAATGTGTATACATATTACGTATGTCATATCTATCTATTGCATTTACTTTCATACTTCTATCTGTTGTTGGTTTATATCATCTTTAACTGGAACTTCATTAGTTACTCTCTCGACATTAAGTAGATTACGTTTATAGATTACATCTTTAATACGTTCTACCATATCTTCAGGAATAATAAATTCATCATCATTATCAATACTTGATTCCATTTTTTCATTAGTTTCAATTGGAATTTCAGTAGGTATCTCAAATGGAGATTCAATGATAATATGACCTAATGGTTCAATAAGTGGATTACCATTACTATTAACATATAAATAACCATTGATATAATCATAACTTAAACTGGTACACATTCCTGGAAGAGCTTTATAAAATTGAGCATTTGCTTCCTTAATAAATGGAATAGCCATATTATCATATCCAACAGTACGAACACTAACAAATGGTAAATTGTTATCAAGACGAACTGGTCTAGGAACTCTATCCTTACTTCTCTTAACTTTATACTTAGTACTAACAAGAGTTTGGAATATATCTCCGTCAGGAACATTAATTAAACTTATCCTGTATCTTTGCATTAATATCTTATCGACATTAGCATGACGTTGATAAGTCTGACGTATCTGTTCATTGAACGTATGAATAATTGCACTACGAATAGTACGTCTCGCAGTAAAGTTATTCGGCTGATGAATAGCATGAGCTATTTCAGATACAATTTGATTTAACGAACTCATATCACTATTATTTTGAATTAGTATTATAACAAATATAGTTATTATATTGGTATCGACAAGACTTTTACTAATAATTTTAATTCAGCACTTCTATCTAGCTTGCTATCTAGCTTACAGATATTCGCATTGTAAACATTTTTATACAAGTGACGCATTTTAAGACCCGTGGTGGCACGCAATACTGTCGGATAATAGTAAGTTAAGGAAAGGTACTAAAGTCCTATGGTGAGCTTCTATGAAAGCGTAGGAAGGTGGGACATACTTTTTATTCCCCCATAAAGGAGAGTGTATACTGAAAGAGCCGACTATCTCTAGTCGACTCTCACTTGTTAATCTTACTAATAGTACTTACTTTGGATATTGATTAGGTTCATTATCTTCAACTTCTATAAACTTTCGATAGTCTATATTGAAGAACGCCAATATTGGCTTCATAATCCAGCTCCAAAATACGAAGCTAAGAATAATAGAATTAAGTACTACCTTAACATCTCCTAGCTTTAATGAGAAGTATATTACTCCCATTATTAAAGCACATACTAGAGTTATTACTCTTTTATTCCAAGTACTTACTACTTTGTTTCCATTAAGTTTGTCAACTAGTTTAATTACTAGATATGCTAGCACATTTACACAGATTACAAACGCAAAATCAAAACTAGTAGCCGTAGTACGTAGAATCTCACTAAGTATATTCCCGAAGTCCATATTACAGCAAGAATAACAAAGTACCAAGAATAATAGTTAACAACACACCTCCTACTCTTATGTAGGTAACAACTTTTGCAGGAAGAATACTAGTAGCTTCTTTCCATACAAATGCTATAATAGTAATGGCTATTACAGCAACAAACAACACTTTCATTAAGATTCCCATAAGCATTAAGTTTTATATTACATGGCAAATATAAAACTTTATTTTAAAAAGAAAAGAGAGACTACTATTATTTAGTAATCTCTCTTTAGGAATATAACAGAACTTGTATTACTTCAACTCGTTGAAATACTTCCAGAGTTTATCTTCTCCGAAATCAACGTCATCAAACCAAAAGTTGATAGCACTCTCGAATATCATATCGTCAAAGTTTCCTTTTCCGAACCACTTCTCGAATAACTCGCAGTAGTCGTGATATTGAGCATTAATAGCTACATATACATCAGCGACTTCTACTTCATCTTCTAGTTTATCTTTGAATTTACTACAAACTTCGTGAGCTTTCTGCATATCGTATTTCTCACCGATATATTTCTTACCGTCTTTGACATGGTACATTTCATCAACAGTACGTTTAGCTTCCTGTTTATTAAAATGTTCATCACCATAATCATTATAGCGTTCGTTTCCATCTACTCCAAGCATTTGCATAAGAAGCATACGTTCTTCTTCATCGTAGCCATGACTCCCATCATAACCTCGACTTTCATCATATCTATGACGTTCACCGTAACCTCTTTGTTCATTCCTGTCGTAGTTGTCGTAAGTCTTATATCCAATACGATTCATCATTCCTCTTCCACGTCCGCCACGACCACTTCTTCCGCGACCGCCACGAGCAAGGAAATCATTAATTCGTTCGTACATTTCGTCTCTCCGAGAACGAGCACGAACATCATGGTCTGTCTCGTATGGTACTTCTCTCATAATATTACTTAGTTAATAGTTGTCTGAATGTTTCCAAATCAGACTGGTTAAACATAATTCCTTTATTAATAAAAGGAATAGAAATAGTTATGTTACCATTAGAGATGTTACCATTACCTAGAACTGGAATATTAAAATCAAAGTTAGGAATAGATTTGATTATTTCAATCTCCTCATCAACTATACCTTCAATATCAATCTTTCCGTCTTTAGCAATAGTATTGATAAACTTATCAAAACTATCAATGTTATTAATAATTGCACGTTTAGCCAAAGGCTTAACTAATTTAATAGCTGGATTAGATTCGCCAAGAATATCTATCTGATTAACAATGTAATCTTGCAGCTTTTGTTTTACTACACTTACTTCTATCATTACTTCATAGTTTTAATAAATTCTTCATAAGTAAGAGAAGGATTCTTTGCACTAGCTTCTTTAAAAGCATTGAACAATTGCATCTCTCTTTGTGACATCTCGATTATACTAGTCTTTAGATTCTTAACTAACTTTAGTTGATTATCTAACAGAGCTTTACCTTCCGGACTGTTCTCAATATTAGCTCTTACTAGATTAAGAACTTCTGCTTGAACCATAGATTGAAGATTATTATAGTTAGCTACATATTCTTCGTTAGTAGCAAGCATATTTCTTTGTTCATTAGTAAGAGGTTCAATCTCTGCATCAATCAAGTCCCAAACACTTACTTTAGCAGTTTGTTGAGGACTAACTTGTTGTAAAGTTTGTTGTCCATTAGCAGCTTGTTGAATCTGTTTTTGTCTAGCTTCAATAAGTCGCTTCTGTTCTTCTAAATATTGGATTTGGTCGGTAAGACTTCCAGTATTTAACAAAGGGTCTGTTCCGCCCAGTATAACTTGATTAATAGGTAACATAACTTATTCTTTAGTTGATTAGTAATATTATGTAGCAGGAGTACTAGCCGTTTGAGTAAATCCACACGGTAGACAACCATTGGCATTTCTACCAACAAGACCTGTTGTAGTAGGCTCATTAGGTAGACAAGTAACACCATAGATAACATTACAAGTCTTTTTATCGACATAATTGATACCTGCGGTGAACGCTCTCTCGATTTCGCACTGGATAAGTTTATCCTGATAAGGACGAATAGCAGCACTAACAGCAACTTGTGTTTTAAGTTCACTAATCTCTGCTTTGAGAGAATCGTAGTTATCACGGTTTCCCTTGTACAGCAAGAAGTCTGCATCAATTTGTGACTTATACAAACCGAACATTTCGCTGTCTATTACCTGACGGTCTTGGAAGCGTTGGCTCTGTTGAGTTAAAGCCCACTGATACAAACCTCCCTGCAAAGCAAGAGTATCCTCACAAGATTTACTCCATGCTTGGAAAGCAGTAGGAGCAGCACCATTTCCACCACCAACACCAACTACATTAATGTTTGTAGAACCGTCTCCCATAAGACCTGCACCAGTTCCGAGAACACCAGTAGAACGACGATTACCAAATAAAGCCCAAGCTCCAAGAGCAGTACCGATAATACCAAGCGTAAGACCTGCATTAGCTTTACCGTTAACGTCACGGCGACCATACATACCGTCCATCCCTGCACCATTATAACCTTCGGGAACGACTTTAACTTTTTCAATTACTTGCATAATAAATAAGGTTTAGATTAATAAATTAAGAATATCTTATAGCAACTACTATACACTCATAACAAAGGATAATATAAGAAGTTCGACCATTAATCTATTTTAGCTATAAATAATAATTTTATTAAAAGTTAGGTATTGTATGAACAAAATAAAAGCCCTACTTGTTATAAGCAGGGCTTAGAGTTAAGCAATAAAAGTGATGTCACTCCTCTATGGGGGAATCTTCTATTACCTCATTTTCTTTAGGATTCCATTCAGGACTTGACAATAAAGTAGTAAGTGCTTTATTAGAATAAGTTTCATAAGGATATTCAATACTAATAATTTCCAATCCTTCTTCATCAGTAGTAACTATTCTAGTTACTTTTTCAGGAAACATCTTTTCATAATGTTGGCACTTCATTAATACTTTGTCTTTACTAACATTACTACGAGGAACTAAATTAAGTTCATCAATCTTTGCTGACTTCTCTTCATCTATATCAGCAACAGGAAATACAATGTAATCAATCATAATCTTTAAATATTAAATATTAAACTTAATGTATACATAACTACTGCAATTATAGCAAGTATTATATAAACTACTTTAAGTAGTTTATAAGGCATTATTTTCATTTATTCATTCTTGTATAAATATCGGGTTATTTAAATCAATTATCTCGTCTCTTTCCATCAGGTTCTTTAGGAAATTAATCTGCAATAATGGTATGGTTTTCGGATAGAGCATAGATTTATAAACTACCATAGACATACGTCCTCCGTTCCAATCTCCAAAATTAATTCCTTTTATATCAGGATTAGTACCAAATGTTGTTGCTACTCCATTAACACTAGTCTTAGTCATATATCCTATTAATGGTGGGTCAATAGCACCAGTTGAAGGAAGTAAAGCCTTACCAAAAGAATAATAACTATTTCTATTGGCTTCGTTTGAACTAGAATCTAAACAATATACAAAAGCATACCCACCACTAGTAACATGTTTTACATCTCCTTTTCTAGCTATTAAACCTCCACTTCCAGTAAATCCTTTAAGTAGAGATGCTTTAACTAAGAATGTGAAATCATCAACTATTGGAATATTAACATTCTCGCTATAATCTTCTACTCCATCGTATGCAAGACCATTTTCATATTCAGGAAGAACCTCAATAGTTACATTTACATCTTCTATTATATCAGGCATATCGTTTGATTGCTTAGTAAAATTAATTCCTATCCAAATATCAGAAGAAGTTAGACTCCCATCACTTGCAAACGATTTAGGCAATTCATAAATACCATCAGAAGCAATAGTCATAGTAGTTTTAGCAGTAGCATTTGCTTCGGAGATATAACTATATTTTATAACAAACCTAGAGTAATCTATTCCAGTTACTTTAATCTTAAAAGATTCTATATATTTATTATAACTAGTTAATTCTCCATTCTGTTTTACATAACTAAATATAGCAGCTGTATTAAATGAAATCCTAGTTAAATTAATAACATTCTTATCATCTCCAACTACATTAACATAAGATGCTTTATCTTGATAAGTCCTATTATTTCCACTAAGTATTATCGGATAGCCATTATATCCACTCATACCTTCGTAAGCATGATTATAATTAGTTAAATCATAATCACCTACGGCTACACCTCTTTGTTGAATAGTAGCTTTATCTGCATCGAGATTAGTTTTACCATAAGCATCCCAATAATAAGGTGGTAACTCTACCTTAGCTTCAATACCTACATACTCATTCAGCTGTTTAATCTTATCATCTGTTGAGATGTTGTCGAAGAGCATGAAGTCGTACAATGCCATATTAGTAAAGTAAGCATTGTGTACTCTGTTTGAACCAATAACAGGAGAAAATTTATTTACCCCTGCACTTAACTCATTTGTAATAGTAATATTATGGGTAATAGCTCTCAATTCCGAAGCCTTAATATTACTATTCAAGATTCCATCAATGTATGTTTGTCCATTGTTTCTCCCTTGATAAGCCGGAATAGGATTGCCATCACTATCTGCCGAACCGTTATAGATAGCAAACTCATTATTATAACCTCTTTGGTCATATAGTAAAGCAGAATTAGAACTATCCCAATTAACTTTCATCAACACCTGTTTGCCACCGACCGCAGTAGGAATAGTAATAAAGTCGTCTACGCCATCAAGACAGTATGCTCCTTCGTATTCACCCACTTGTTCTATATAAATAGGTTCAGTTAAACGTACGACAATAGATTCATTTGGATTATTAGGAATAGCATAAAAGAATACACGATTAGCATCACCAACGCCTTTTATATCTATGTTATAATTTCCGTCTTGTGTAATATCAATTAATTCATTATCAGTAGTTGAGTTAGTATATATTCTTAGTCGTGAAATCTTGTTTTCAGATATGGCTTTAGTTACACCTGTAACTTTTATCTCTCCTTTATAAACTCCACTAGTGATATTAGAAAATCCTGTTGAGTTTTTAACTGCAAAATATTCTATTAGCTCTCCACTTACAACTTTTGCTAGAACACTATCACACCAGAAACTAGAGTTTCTATAATCATAAGGATAACCATTCGCCCCACTCATTTTTGCATAAGCAGAATTGTTTATCTTACCATGATTACCATGACCGGATATATCGGGGATATGACCTAATATCTTGTAACTAGAGTTAGGAATACGTAGTAGTCTAGGAGATAGAATACATTTAGGTTCATTATCATCAAAAATATAAGTTTTGAAACTAGTAAATACCATAGATTTAGATATAGTTCCAATTGAGCCATAAACCATCTCTTCTCCGTTATATAATGCTTTTACTAAAACATTATACATTTCAGGTAAAATGTTGACATTCCCATAGAATGTAAATTCATCTCCTACTTTTAATTTATCACCCCATGTTACAGATTTATCATTAACATAAATACTAGGTACTCCTGGATAGCAATTCGTAAAGTCTATATCCTCGTATCTGATGTACTCGTCAACAGTGATGTTTACTTCTTGCGGAGAATCATAATTATATATTGCGCCAATATTAAAAGCCGTATCATCAACCACACTTCTTTTATAATCAATATTTACTCCGTTAAATGTAAATACTGTAAGTTCATCAACATTATTTTTTAGATAAAAATTAGCTCTAACATAAGCATCTTTGGGTATATAATCGCCTACATTAATTCTCTTTTGATAATTATTTAAATAAAAATCTAACCTAACATATTCTACATTACTTGTAATAACAGGTTCAAATTTTACGTAGTTTTCATCCTGTTCAATAGTTATAGTAATCTTCTGTGGAGACTTACTATCTATTGTGAAAGGAAAACCATATTTCATAGTAGAAGGATTATACGCAGAGCTAGGAATATCAATAGTATTACCGTTGATAACAAATTTAGTTATCCTATCAGCAGCGTTATTCATAGTTATCACTACCCATATTTCACTGTTTTCAGGTATATAATCTCCTGTATTTAACAATGTAGAAGTACCTCTTATTACAAATGTTGGTTTACTTGCTAATTCAACACTACTTTTAATAACAGGTCTAAATTCAACCATATTAGGATATAGAGTACCTAACTTATGTTTCTTTAGCTGACGTTCGATTAAAAACTTATTCATAGAATAAGGGAAAGACATGAGAGAGTAGATAGCTCCGTTGAAGAAATGAGAATTTCTATCTCGAATTATTCCTAACCAAAGTTTATCAGAGTCAAGTGCCGTACCAGCTAACAATTCTACCCCATTATAGCTATATTTAGATTGATAACTTATACCTCTAGTAAAATCAGTATTAGCAACTTTACCATTATATTTATAGAAACTCCAAGCACTTACATTATTAGGACCACTTAAGTACTCAAATAAGAAAGCGCCTTGTTTGTTTACATCTGTTGAATCTTCGGATTTAGAAGCAACTATTCCGGCTGTATCACCAATAGATATTATTTGTCTATCTATAATGAAAGTATAATCCTTGTAAACCGGCATCCCTGTCACCTTACCGAAGTCATTTACTCCGTCTAATAGAATACCACCTTTACAAGAAGGAAGAATAGTAAGAGTATATCCCTTATCATCAGCAACTTGCCCATAATTTAATACAGACATAAATGTACCTCCTTCAATAGGATCAAAAAAATCAAATCCTGCAATATTTATAATAGTAGGAGTATTAGCTTCTATTATTGTTGTCTTATATTTCTCTTTATGACTTGATTCACCTTCTACCGCATATTTAATATTATTTATCCAGGTTACTTTCCTGTCAGTTATAACTCTTATTTGAGATGTAGGTTCATTTGTCTTATCTACTCTAAATTGCCAATATCCATTATTAGAAACTATGTTATAACTGAACTCATCTAAACGAATAACAGTAGTACCTGCAAAAGGAATATGTCTCCAATCTTTAAGTGATTCATATTGTTTAGCTGCAACACCACTACCACCTTTCCAAGCTAGATTATACATTTGAATATCTCTACCATTACCACTATAATCTATAAGTTTATCATTAAACTCTGCATGATTTTCATTAGTAATGCCTTGTTTACCTATATTACATAATATATCAGGTTTAAGACTACGGTCAAGATTATAGTTACCAATGATAAGATTAATCTCATCTTCGGTAGCTTTACCTAATACAGCAAAAGTCCAATAATGAGCAACAGAAGATAGTTCAGTAAAACTATTTTCAACAGCATAACCTGTTACATAGAACCTAGAATTAGTAATTGGATTTGTATTAGTACTAGAACTACTATTTGTTACATAATCGGCTTTATCTCCTAATATATTATTTATTACACCAATATTTTCTTTTTCAATGTTTTCTTTATACCATCCATATATTCCAGTCTTATCTATATTAGTAACTATATTTCTTCCTACAACTTTATCGGCATTTCTAAGATTATTTGTAGTAATAAATTTACTTTCATTAGTATTAATTTGATGAATCATACTAACAATAGTAAGTCCTTTAGTAACTCCCATTTCTTGAAGAGTCTTTTGACTAACAATAATATCATTAATACCGTCAGTAACAAAGGCATCTTCAAAGTTTGGAATTTGAGTTATAGTTCCACTACATTCATCTGATATACCAATAGTAAATCCACAGTTTACAGGAGTTTCACCAGTATACTTAGTATTATAACTAATAGGAGTTATGTATTCTTCTGATGCAATAGCCTTATTAGTATATACTCCTTCCGAAGTTATATAATTATAAAATACTTTGCCTTCTCCTTTAAGTTTAATACGAACTTTAAAAGAAGGTATATCTTTTCCAATATTTGATTTATAATATAATAAATTCCAATTAGCATTGGTAACAAAATCAAAAGATTCGGAATCAACAGAAGTTATCTTACTACTTTTAGTCCAAGTAGTAAAATCTTCGCTATATTCTCCGAATCCACTATTTAATTTATATGCAGCATTTAGAATCTCTAAATCTCCGCCAGCATTAGGAATCTTATTCTTAATAATATTCCTATCAGCATCAGTATTCTTCTTACCATAATTAGTCCAAACACCAATCATTCGAGCTTTAAGCTCTGGTGGAAAATAAGGCTTATCTCCACCAAGAGCATTGTTCTTAAAAGGAATACCGATACCTATACCAAGTCCAGTATTAGTACCCATATTGTAACGTATCAGCAACAGCGTTATTAACTTGTTTAACTAACTCAACATTCCAACCGGAATAAATAGTTGTAGTAATAGGTTCTTCCATACCTGCAAGAACTACTTCTACTTGTATCGGGTCTTCGGTTATATTCTTTAATAAGAAAGGTTCTTTACCACCCATTCCATTAGGAATAGAAAACTCTGCAACAGCATCAACTTTACCCATTATAGAAATCTGTAAACTATTAGCTGCATTAGCTCTGTTATAAATACGATTATCCATGATAATTACTTTTAAATGATTATTAATTGGTCTTTGTAACATTCCCCCGTAAAGAGGTGTGATTACTGTTAATACTCACTCCTTTATGGGGGACACTACAAGAAACTAAAATTTGTTTAATTACACAATACTATTATTAATTTTTTGTTATACCATACCTGTATCCCATCCACTAGGAACATTATTACCATTAGTAAGATTAGCCTTACGCATAGCATAGAATACGTTCGCTCTATTAACAGAGGATAGACTATTTAGCCAATTCCAAAATTCAGGAACACTACCAGTAGTAGAAGTCGCATTATAGAACACACCAGTAACATTAGTAAGTTGTTTATGTTTATTAGCATTAAACAATGTAGAACTAATCTTCTTAGGACTTCTACCTGACCAATCTCCTTGGCTTTGTCCACTAGCGAAAGCATAACTAATATTCTTTAGATTAACATTCTTAGCGAATATATTATCATCTATTTGTTGTGCTTGACTAGCAGTTGATTCAAATTGTGCTGCTAAGAACAAACAAGATATATCCTGTAAGTTAATACAATCAATTACAAATTCAACAGGTATAATAACATCAGCAGGAATTACACAGAAATAGAACATATAAGATATATTAGTTAATTTAGTTAATCCTGCGAACATTTCCTTAGAGAACATTTCACCAATATTTCCTGTGGAATTATTCCATTTATATGGAAGAATTAAAGGACAACGATAGAATGTCATTGATAAATTGGTAACATTACTAACTGGTTTAAATAAGTTAGTTGGAATACGACCACGAATACCATAATTAAAGTAATCGTATGTTGGGTCTCCATTAGGTCTACCGCTACCATTAAATACACCGTTGATAACCATATTAGTCCCATTAGTACAATAATAGAATAAGTCAGGCGAACATAAATAATTCAATACTTTTCTATTAGCATGAACGGAACTAGGTGGAGCAATTGAAGCAGCAGTATCTTTAAATACATCAGGTATAGTAGGAGAACAATTTATTGTTCCATTTGAAACAGCTGTATAAAGACTGCTGTTTAATATAATATCTTCAAGTCCACTAAGTCCATCATAAGCATATTCATTCCAAGCATATTCATACTTATCATAATCTTTATTTATGATTACTCTATGAATATCTCTATTGTAGTTAATTATTGTCTGCTCTTCATCAAGATATTCTCTAGGGTCATAATTAGGATTAAGAATATACTTAACTGGATTATACTTTTCATTAGGTACTATAATATCTCCATAATTACTTGGAGTAAGATTACCATAATTCATAGTATAACCTTGTGCTTCTGTACTTTGGAATCTCTCTAAACAATAAGACATATTAACTATTGTTTTTCTAGGAAGAGTTCTCTGCTTATTATAAGTAATTTCAGTAGGCATTGGTGCTTGTTCATCAGGAATCCATTCTCCATGTTCATCAATACCGTAATTCTCATTTATACTATTAGTAGAAGCATCAGTCTCATTCCAACCTTTCCAACTATAATTATTAGTAGCTTCCATATAGAATAGTCCATAAGGAACAGAACCTTTCTTAACGTAAGTATTCTCTGTTTCAGAAAAACATCTATAAGCATTAACTATCTTACAATTAGAGAACCCTTTACCAGTAAGACTATACTTACAATTCTTCATATCAAAATATAAGTTTGCTATGTTAGTAAGATTATAATTAGTCTTAAATGAATTAAGAGGAAGTTCAACAACAGTATTTACAGGAAGAACAAGATTAGCAAAGAATCCTGGTATTTCAACAATAGCATTACAACCAGTAAATACATCATAAGGGAATGTTTCTTCTCCTTCTTTAACGAATTGTTTAGTGAATCCTTGAAAACTCCCTAAAGTACTTTCATTAATAGCTTGTTGTCCAGTTATATATTTTAATGAGTTTCTCAATCTACTAAACATTGAATTGTGAATTGGGAAAATAACATTAGAACCTGAACCTAAACTAAATGAATTATAGATACCATACAAGGCTGTCGGGAATCTTACTTGTGTCTTATTCTTAACAGTACCACCAAATATATTATATAAAGAACCAGTAGAATTAACAAGTCTTTTAAATGAACCTTGAATATATTTAAGTTTAGTATTCTTATAGAATAAAGGACAATACTCTACTCCATCTTCTACATCTTCATCTGTTAATTGATTAAAGTCTATATTAGAACCATTAAACATAGTATCTAAATATTCTAAATCAGGAAGATTAGCGAGAAGTGTTCCACAATCAGCATTAACAAGATGGTCATTAATAGTACTATCGCTAGGACAATTATTAATATTATCTACGAATTTAATAGCTCCAGTACTAAAAATACTTAATCTTTTAAGCTTAGAAGAAACATTTCCTTTAAACTTAGCTAAGAAAGCAGGACTTGTATATTTAGTGCCATTAAAATAAAATATAGAATCCATAGCTTGTAAATTAACAAGAGGACTAAATAATCCGTTATGTTCAGTAGAACCATAATCATAAGTACTAGTTAGTATCTTAAAATCTTGTGCTTGTAGTCCCCAAAATATAGAATTCATTGTAACTACTTTAGTACAATGATTAAACATATTTCTTCTAGGACTATCTAGCAAATCCCATTTAATATTCTTAGCACTAGCAAAACAACGATCAAGAGTAGTTACATTATCGCATTTATACAAGAAATAATAAACATCATATATACTACAATTAGTAGCATCGAACATAGACCTACAATCAGTAGTACCAATAGTAAAATTAGTTCCTAAATCAGTATTATTATCCCAAGCAGTCTTTCCTTCTTCTGTACTAGTATCTGAACCAAACCATTCTCCCATATAATCAGGAGTAATGCCTTCTACTTTTTCTTTAGGCTCGTGAATGTAGAAGCTACCACATTGAGCAAATATAGAAGTACCATTAAGTTTAATATGTCCAAATACTCTTTTAAGATTAGAGCAACCAACAAAGAAACTACCACTTACATTGAAAGGAGTATTTCTATTATTATCAAACTTAAAGTAATGTATACCTTTAGCATTTTGAACCGATAAACTAGTAAGATTAAGTTTACTAACATCGAATATCTTATTTTCTTTATAGGTAGGAACAGCAGCATTACCATATTGGATTGCTGATACCTGACTATTAGAAATATTAAGTGTTCTAAGATTAGGTAAACTTGAAGCTACTTGAATATCATTAGGTGTATTAGTACTAGATACATTTAACTCTTTAATATTAGGAACACCTACTATATAAACAGTTAATGCAGCATTAGTACATTGAGATATATTAATAATTTCAACATTGTTACAATTAGATACATTAAACGTAGTTAAGTTAACGTTATTAGTACAGATTATAGACTTTAAGTTAGGACATGAAGTAATTCTTATAGTATGTAAATCTCCTAGATTACTAAGATTTAATTCAGTAATCTTATCACAAGAATCAACAGTAACAGTTTTCAATCGTTTACAACCGGAGAAATCTAATCTATCTAAGAATGGCTGATTAACTAAGCTAATACCTTCAACAGCTGAATTAGTAATATTTAGTGATGCAAGAGAAGCATTGGGCAAAGATATAGAAGTCACAATAGAACTAGATATATTTAAGTCTTTCAACTTAGTATACTTTTCTATATTAACTGTAAATGTACCTTGTCCAATATTACCACTCCAAAACTTAGTATTACTTAAATTAATATGTCTTACATCAGAATAACCTTTATCATTAACAAATACTGTTTCAAATGGAATAGGAGAATCACTAAGAGTATCAACAGAAGACAAGTCTAACTTAGAGAAACTAGGAAGTTTCATAGTAGACATAAATCGTTGGAATCTCATTCCGCCTAATCCTTCAATATCATTAATTTGAGGAGTATTATTAATAGTAATCTGCGTATTGAAAGAACTAATAGGAGATAATCTGATTTCAGTAGGCTTACCTTCTTCTAAAAAATATCTAGTATCGGTAGTATTACCAATATTAACTACAAATATTGCAGGACAATTAGATGTAATAACAAGTTTAGGATTAGTAGCTTCTGCACCACCTGCGGAGAATGTACCTTTATTATTATAAGGTTGAATATTAGCAGCATTACTATATTTAAATACTCCATCGAAGAACCAAACTCTCTTCTTCATCCAGTCTCTAACATACTCAACACGAGTACCATGTAGAAACTCAATATTAGCATAAGAAGATTGTCCGCCTGATTCACCAACATAAGCAGTAAGATACTTAACGTTATAGTCATAATTAAATAGAAGCTCTCCACAATCTTTAGTTTGAGCTGCAAAATAATTATCTATATAATCATTAATATCTTTACAGATAGTAGCATTATTTCTCCATAAGTCCCAAAGAGTTTCAAGAGAACTATCGAATATTCCAGTATTAGCAAAGATAGTATCTCTTAATACATCCCACATACGAGAACTATAAGTATCATATCCACCGTCAGCAGCGTTCTTAGTAATAACCAATGAATTAACATCATTCTTATCATTATTACTAAATGTATCTAGCCAAGCAGTTTTAGCAACAGATTCAAGAGCTACGTTATCAAGACCGTTACCAGTATCCATATCATAGAATCTAATAAACCACTTATTAGTCCCACCAACATTATAACAAACTAAAGTTAAGTTCTTACCTAATGAATCTACAAGTCCATACTTTACACACGTCAATAAATAAGAGTAAGCGTTCTTAATCGAGAACTTAGTATCTAGTTCAGCAGCAAGTGTAGACCAACTAGACTGTGCAGGATATTCACCAGCAGTTTCTTCATAACCTCCGGAAGTCTCATTCCAAATGTATTTCTTAACTGTTGATGAAGTCATTTGAGCAAAGATAGAGAACAACTCTTGTAATGCTCTCCAAACATTATCGTCAGTAACAGGTGCACTAGGTTCTAGCCAATTACCACCATTATATTTAAATTCACCTACATGTTTGATAATAGATAAATCATCTTGCATAAACAATGCTAATGGTAATGTCTTTTCTCCATCTACAATAACATTTGCATTTTCTCCAAACTCATAAGAATAAACTTTTCTTTGGTCTATGTTTCCGAATAGTTCATCTTGAGCATAAGTATGATAAGAAGTAACAAAAGCAGGAAGTTTATTATCAACATACTCACCTGCTGTATTCTTTATCTTAGTAGTAAAGTCTTTTAAGAAGCGGAATCCCATATTATAATAAGCTCCACGACCTAAGTTAAAACTGTATATACCAAGCATAGTTTGAGTTTCTTCTCCATCAAACTGAATAAGAAGTATTATAGGAAAACCTTCAAGAGTTTGTTTAATAGTAACTTTATCTTTTACAGTTCTATCGCGAGTATCTACTGGACGATGAGATTCAAGTTGCTCCATAGGCGGAGTTTTCTCAAATAAGAAATCCGAGTTATCATTAATCCATTTACCAATAGAAGCATTATTAGCATGAGCACTATCAACAACGTCAGCTTTAAGTGTAAACTGCCTTTCAGGAAACCATGTCTCTCTAGGTTGGAATAGCTCATAATCAAGATTACCGCCATCATCGTCTTTAAGCATCTTATCGAATCTTATCTCTAAGTTCTTAATAAGATTATTCAAAGTAGAAGTACCTTGCTTAGAAACCGAAACATCAGTAGTATATTCAGAGCTAGACTTTCCCGAAGTTGGACTAAAGTAACTCATAGTACAACCACTATACCAATTATTATTCTGACCGCCAATCTCTTCAAATATAGCACGAGTAAAACCAGTATTAGCGCAATTAATCAACATTATATCAACTGGTAATACTCTAGTAGTATCAGAGATAAGACTATTGAAATTGACACTTGCATAAGTTTGATTAATATCGTCCCATAGAGTAGAATGAGGTTCTGAATCAGAAGTGGAGAAGAAGTTCTTTAACTTCATTCTATTGTATTCAGTAAAGTCTACACTACCATCAGATAAAAGAGTTGCTCTAGCTTTAGAGTTCATTGCATTAATAACAATTTCTTTATCATTAGCAGGAACACGGAACAACTTAATATCATAGAAGTTAACATCAGCAAAGTTTTGAATCTGTCCTGAATTACTAATATCACAACCAAGATATATCTTAGAATTAGTCTTCCAAGTAAAGTCAGTCTTTATTTCACGAGCAGCATTAAGTATACCATTGATAAAGATACCAACAATCATTTTTCCTTGATTCTTATTAACTATAAAATCAACAGTATTAATAACATTCTGTTGTATCTTACAACTAATAGTTTCTTTAATATTACCATCTGTATAAGACCAAGTAATATCTTCAAGCCCTACTTTAATACCTTCGGAGAATTGTTCATCAGTATTGTAATCCCCTATAAAGAAGATTGTTCTATTTGAGAACGGATGAATATCTGACTTGAATGTACATGATAATCCAAATCCTTGTCTCGACCAGTTATTAAGAGTTGTTATATCATCTTTAAATGGTTGCACATCAATAACACCATAGGCTTCTCCTGATATACGTAACATAGATTGTCCGTTCTCTGTTAAGAAGCCTGATAATACTCCATTTGTATTATATACATTAAGATTAGTTACAGCACCACTAGGAGTAATAGAACCGGGTGCAGTAAATGTTGGTTCATTACTAGTCCAAACTTTGGTAGTAGATACTTGAGGAAAACTTTCTTGACGAACGTGCCAACTAGCATATCTACTATTATTAGGATTTTGGTCTGCAATAAGAGCTTGCGAACTAGATACTACTTCACAAGCAAGAATTGTATCAGTTACAGGGTCTCCTTTTTCAGACCAACAACGAAGTGTAATATTCCAATTACCAATAACATCTCCTTCTGTTGGAATAGCATAACTAAACACTTGTTGTTTACCACGCTGAACATATTGATTATCGTTATAGTTTCCTTCATCGAAGTAACCTATATCTTTAGTAATACCATTATGTTCGATTCTAACTGCATAATAAATAAGACTAACTTCTGCAAGATATGGAGTAAATGCAAAAGATACATTACCGCTTTGAGAGAACTTAGTTCTCTCAACTCCGGCATCTACTTCTGCTTTACTAGTAATACCTTCTACTAGAACAACAAGATTAACACCATCTTCCACAACTACATGATTCGTTACTTTATCAGATTGAACAGTAGCTTCATTCATTGAAGTAAATGCTTGTGCTTGTATAGTATAAGAACTACCTGCTATAATATTACCTAGTTCCCATAAGTTAACATTAACTTGTTTAGGAGCAGTAGAAGTTGTCTTACCTAATTCAATAGTTTTAGTAGCACCATTAGTTACATTTGTAACAACAAGGTTAACATCTGAACCAATAATCTTACTAGTGATACTATAAGTAAAGAAGTAATCAAGACCGACAGTAGCAGTATTACCTGATACAGTACTAGTCAGTTTAATACTAGCTTCTACTATATTAAGCAGATAAGATTCAGCAGAGAATCCATCTGTATCACTAGCTGTAATTACAATCGAGTGATTACTATTAGCAGAGAACTTATCTAACTGCGGAATAGTAAGAACTCCGGGAGTATTAGTCCAACCTTCTTTTCCTTCGATAATATTATTACCATCAAGAGTAACAGTAATAAAATATCTCTTATTATTCTTACTAGAAGTAATAAGATACTCTAACTTAATATTAGTAGTAACAGTAGAGTAAAGATAATTAATATTACCTTCTTTTACTATATTACCATTAGTAAGAGTAATCTTATCACCAGTAGGTCCACCGCCACTACCGTTTCCGCCACCACCGTGTTCAGCAAGCCAAGCAATATATCCACCATGTTTTTTTAATTCTTTTTCATGGCGAACAAGAACATCATTAAGACTTTCACCAGTAACTCCTTCTTCTGCTACTTCAGGGTTGATAAGACGAGGGTCTTCAACAATAATACCGGTAGCTTTTCCAGAAGAACTTATATCCCAATTACCAGTTTTAGGATTATACCTTTTAATATTATCTGCCATAATTAACCAATATTATAAGTTGGAAATTTCACATTAATTATATCATTACCATTATTAGTTTCTCCATTACCACCAACAACTCCATAAGTTGGATTCAACCCTTGAAGATTAACATTGTACTTACCGGAGTTATTAAATATATTAGATAACTTCTTAACAGTAACTTGTAAATTAGGGTAATAATGTAAATCATCTACCTTACCTGGCTTTAAGAAATACTTAATATAGAAAGGATAACGTTGACCTGCATTAACTTTAGCCGTAACATCGTCTCTACTATTAATAGTAATACTAGCAGGAAAGAAATACCTTAACCACGGAATATTAGGACTAGGAAGTTCTTTATTACTAGTATGTTTATATCCACTAGCTTGACACATAAGATATACAGGAGCAGTTATTTCTTCTACTAATTGAAATGTACACAAGTGTTTCAACATATCAAAGTTAGTATTATTTTCCCAAGATTTAGGGAAAGATTGCCCTTTTAACGCACCTTCGGCAGTTTCCGTATATAATTCATCAGAATTAAAATCCTTCTTTAAAACGTCCGCAGTGACCTGTATGATAGGCTTCATAGAGCTGTTTTCGTTCTCTAAAATCGGATAACTGCAACTGTAAGTATGTTTGTGTCCGCCAAGACATAAACGGTAATTGTGGGTCTGTAAGAACTTTGAGAACCAATAAGCGTTAGCTTTAGTGGTATTGAAATTCAATCTACTACCACTTCTCTCAACACTAGTGTTTTCTTCATTATTCCAATAAAATGAATTAATAAGATTTTGAGTAATAATAGTAAAAGGCATTTCATGACAATAAGCTATCTTAGCTTTAGCATTAGTTGCATTAGCATCATCTCTTTCACACCATTGTCTTATTAAGTCATACATTATACCAGTAGTGGTAAGTCCGTAAACGTCTCTTTCAGTATTAGCACTTATCTCACTATTAACACATAAGAAATGATTATGTCCAACATCAAAAGAATATAATGATTCGACAAATATCTCTTTATCTTCAACAGTAAATACTGGCGGATTATCTTCATCCATTTCGTAACAATAGAAAAATCTAATATTAGTAGCATTAATCTTAGAATTATCGCCACCATCACCAAGAACATATACATTAGCCGGAGTTAAATCATTGTTACCAACAGTTACCATTTCAGCAATATCGTATAGTGGTTCTCTTCCTGCTTCATAATCTAACCATTCATTAATACGATTGCCATTTTGTGTCATATCGCCAGTATTAATCATAAAGTAGCACACAGATATGTTACTGTTTTCATATCTATTAAAGTCCTTCTTTATTTGACCGGCAGTTATTTTCCATACATTATATTCATCCCAATTAAAACCTTGTTGGTCGGAAGTCTGAACAAAGTTAAGAACTTCGCTCCCTGCATTTTCACTCATAACTACAAACCTACGAACATCACTCTTATAAGTTTCGTCTCTACCTACGTAATATTCATAATAGATATTCTTATCCCTTGTATGAGTATCATATTGTTCTCCTAAATGAGTAAGTATTACTTTATGAGTAGTAAAAGGAGTACCATCAGTAGTTATTGCACGAATACGATTATAGTATTTACGAACACCAGTCTCATTTTTAAATGATTCTACTTTAGTCCAATTAGTATAACTACCATCACTTCGATATGCACGATACCATAAATACTCGTCATAATAACCTACTGATACCCAGTTGAAACATCTACTAGCATCATTATCAGGTTCGTTAGATTCGTTAAGAGTATAACAAGCCTTTCTACCTAAAGTCATAGTAACCTTATTAGGTTTAGTATGGTCTAGTAAAGTCTTATTAAAGAATATATTCTTATTCTCAAAACTAGCACGCGGAGTATAAGAATCTATTCTAGGTATTATGTTTTCTTCGAGATTAACAAAGTACATATCATTAGCGTTATTTCTAGCACTAAGAGCTTTAGTAGCTTGCTTAACATTGTCCATAGTATAGTACTTAGTAAATAAATACTTACTAGTAAGATAACCATAAGCAGTATTTTCAGCAGCATCAACTTTATCAGCATCACCAGCATTTAAGATTTGAAGTCCAACTAAATCAATATAACCTTTAGATACCCTTATGGGGGAAGTCGTGTTATTATAAGGATTCGCAACAGAACTAGGTGATGTTCCCCAAGTTAAAAAGAACTTAGCTTTCTTATTATCAAACTTAATAAGATTACCATCACTAGCATACCATTCCATATCATAAGTCTCAACTTTAATACGAGTAGTATTAACATTCATTACTGAACATTGAGCACCTCTAATTAAGAATGTCGAACCTGCTTTGATATTCCCCCATAAAGGGAGTACTTCCCAATTTCCACCTTCTGTACCATACTGTAATGATAGTCCATTAAGAGACACATCTTTACCCGTAAGATTACTAAGTTCAACGAAGTTATGAGAGCATGGATTATAACTATATTCGTCACTAGTAATACCGCCACAATACAAAGAGTTAATATATAACTTTTGTAGATATAAAGTAGTTACATATACCCAACCAGTTCCAGGTTCTTCTTGTCCACCAGTGGGTTCTGCTTGTGGTGTATCTAATTCTTTCTTATATATTACTAATTGTCCATTGTTATTAACTTTAACACGATATATTTGTCCATTAGGGGCAACGAAACCAATAGTATCTAATTTATCTAATGCTTCATAATTAATACTACCGCCACCGCCTGAACTAGTACCAGTAAGATTAACAGGTTCTCCATTAATCTTAGTATATAAACGTTTTACATCAGTAGCAATTAGAAGTTCGTAATCTACGAAATTATTAAAATTATCTTGGATTTCTTTAAGAGTACCATAATGCCCACGAATCGCTTTAGTATTTGGTTCATATTCATCTGTTTTAGGTTCAAGACTTTCACCAACAGCAGCAACTCTAATTGCTAATTGTCCAGTATTAGGGTCAATAGGAGTATATTCTTTTAATATAGACTTAGTAAAAGTATTACTAACATGACCGGGATTTATAATTAAATCTCTCTGATGGACAATAGTATCAAGATACTTTTGTATCACTTGAATAGATTGAATTATAGGAGCTAGCTTTTCATCTTCTTCAAGAGCTGCCCCTAATCCAGAAGTATCTACCCAAAGAGAATTTGTATTAGCAGGAGGATTGTCTTGTATATAAACAGTTTGAACTGATTCATCTCCACCACCTTGTTGCTTAACTACAAGATTCTTGTTTTCAATACCTCCATTAAACCAATACTCATTAATAATATTATTTTGTTTAATACCTACTGTAAGACCTACTGAACGTAATTCAGGAGACAATTCTTTCAGAGCTTCTGCAATACTATTATAAGGTCCATACTTAGCATCAACATCAGGTAGAGGATTATAATTATCATCTACGCTATTGTTAACAAGAGGTTGACCTATACTTATTCCTTTTCTCATATTATTTATTTCTACAAGTTATACGAATATCATCATCGAATATAGAAGGAGAATATAAGAAGAATACATTATAATGAATACCATCATAAATTCCACCTGGATTATTTGTCTTATAAGCACCTTCTTCTCCGTCCCAAAGAGTAGTAACAAGAGTAGTACCATATTCAGCTTTAACAAGAGTCATTAACTTATCAGGTATCAATAAATAATGGATTTTCTTTTTCTGTTTAATAATAAAAGTATTATTATTACTTCCCGTAATAGTTCTAGGAGTGTTACCTTCAATAGCCATGATATCATTAATAGACATTTTATCAAATACTTGTGGAGCAATATCCGTATGTCCATAATACATTACATTCATAGCAGGAACAGAAACACATTCTACAATATAATCATTAGAATAATAAGTCTCTCCATCTTGTCCTTCTACACTAGCTCTGAATATATAAACTTGTCCTACTTCTGCATTAAGAACTAATTCATTGAACTTAACAGGACTATTAACAGATAAACCTGAAGCTATTATATTTTCTCTTTCATTAATTACTTGATAAATAGTAAGAGTATCTTCAACTACATATTCTCTATTAGCTATGACAAAATTAGCTTCATTATATTTTATCTTTTGAGAACCAGTTATAGTAATAGGTATATTTAGTTCAAATATCATAAATACTGGTTTCTCATCAGTAGTATATTCATCACAACCGAATTGTAGAGAACTATTAATGTAATTAATAAGTAAATCTGCTTGCTTCCAATACCCTAGAGTATAAGCTGCACAAGCAGATTGAAACATATTCCAACAGTTAATTACTTGACGATTGATACCTTTACAAGTAGAAGTACAATCTTTAATCATATCTACTCCTAAGTCACTTAACTTAATAAGTAGTTTTTTATAAACACAATTATACTTACTTGGAACATCAAGATAAGTATACATTCCATCTTCGTTCTTTCTCATTGCATTACTATTAATTCGTTATACATTGCAATTAGATTTTGCTGTTGTTCTTCACTAAGTTTAGATTCTACATTAGACATATTACTAAGAATAACCATAGCATTATATCTACATATATCTTCATTAGTAAGAATGAATCCAATGTTGGAGAGGTGTACAACTTGTACACCTCTATCAACCAATTTGCTTTTTACATTATCGAAGTTTATGTCCATTACTTTAATGTATTATTTGTTATATAAGTTATGTAAGACTGAAACTTCAAGTTTATTTTATTATTAAAACTAGATATTTTATCTTCTTTACTAATATTGTCATTAAACACTATCTCTATTATAGACTTCTCTACTGACGGCATCCAATCCTTTTTCATATTATCACTAGCCTTTACTCCATTAATTTTATATAAAGCTAAGCTAGAGAATACACTGTAAAACTCTGCATTAACTATATTATGGATATTAGCAAGTATATTATCTTTATTAGTATGGATGTGGTTATTAATAACAGTATTAGTAACGAATATTGTTAATCTCATTGCAGAAGCGAACATAGCATCGTCTATTGCAGTCTTACATTTGTCTTTATCTTTATCTATGATATTCTTTGTAATATCAGTAATAAACGTTGAGATTTGTAGTAATGACTTAGATACTTCATCAAGAGTATTGCTAATAGAACTAACAAACTTTTCGCTTTCAGTCTTTTTCTTATTGTCCAACCACTTATATAGTAGTAGGAAAATAGAAATAGTTATCAAGGAACTCAAGCCTTGATTAAGAGCAGATTCGATAATTTCCTTCATCCCTATTTATGATTAAAGGGATTACTACTAATTTTAACATTAATAGCAACCCCTTTATTAAACTATTACGAGTTATATTTACAATATCTTCTTTAAGCTCCTGCTGCTGCTGCTGCTGCCGGAGTATTAACAGATGCAAATATTGTTTCAAGAGTAGCTATTTGAGCAGCTCCTGTCGGAATAGCAAGATGAATAATAGTTTTAACATTTTCGGTACTACCACTACGAAGGTCACGATGAGGATAGAAGGTTAGTGTAAATACTGTCCAACCGTCTGCATTAGAGAACTCCGGCAAAGTATATAACTTACGAGCATCATTACTAGTAGAATTAATACCTTCACCACCAATACAACGAATCTGCAATTCTTTAAGAGCAGCATCATCATTAATTGGTTTTACAGCTTTTGTAGTAGTAATAGTTACTCCAAACAATGAATCTCCTGCAATCAGATTCCATGCTTCATAATCAGTACCAGTTACGGTAATTTTAGCAGCGGCAACACTAGCAGTAAATCCTTCATTCTTACCAAGAGAATTAAGTTGAGTACTTAACTTCTTAGCAATAATAGCAGCAGTATCACCTTCACGAGCACGCTCACTAGCCGACCACTTATAACGTTCATTAAGAACAGTATGAGCTTTAGCCATAGTTAACGTATAATCCTTTCCTTCTACGGGGGTAGGAACAGTAATTTCCGCACTAAATTTAGTTCCGGCAGCATAGACACTCTTAACATAAGAGAAACGTCTAGTATCAATATCAGATACAATATTGGTATACTTGCTCTTATTAGCAAATGCTCCACCACCAACAAACAAGGTAAACATCGGAATGTTCTTAGTAAGAGCTTTCGAGATGATTGCACCTTCGTTGTCGTAAAGAGCAACAGCACCCTCTGTAATACCTGCTGCATTAACAGCAGCTAGAGTGGCGGGAGTAGTAGCTAATGCAACATTATCTGCAAACAACAGTCTTTCCATTTTATTCTAATTTAGATAATTCGTTTGAAACTTTCTCATAACTATTATTATTAGAGATAGCATTAAAGGTATTAACAGCTCTCTTAATAACTTCGTGCATAGCAACATCTGATAGTTCATTCGTAGTATCGGTTGCAATACTAATTAGAGTAGGATACTTAATATAATTAACTAAGAACTTATCTATTTCAAATGTTGCAATCACTTCAATATTAGATTCGGTCTTATAACATATAGGACTTATAACAATAGACTTTGAATGATAATCGTTCATCGTTTCACTCACTAAGTCTAAGTCTATCAATCTACAACGATAAGACTTATCCCCCTTAAAGGAGTAAACAGATGTATAGAACATGGGTGTTGGATAGTCGTTCAACTCTATCTTATAACCAGTACCAAACATTATATCTCCTTGTTCAGCTTCAATCTTAATACTAGTATGAAGAGGACTAAGTTCTGTTAATCTTATAACGTTATCAGAGATACCATCGAGTTCACGATTACCTTTACGAGAGAAAACATCTTTTACATATTCGATAGTCTCTAAATTGATTATTTCATCTACCTGTTCGGGAAGTATTGCTCGCACAGTTTTCATGCCCATTTGTTGAGCTAGAAGCATGAACTCGTTATGTATCTCTGCTACTTTCATAATAAATAGTTATTATAATTTTAGTTTAGTTTCAAGTGCTCTTTTATAATCAGCATTTTCGGGATTACTGAAATAAGCCAACGCTTCTTTCATGTTAGCTCCGATAAATCCACCTTCGGGAGTAAGAACAGTTTGATTAACATCAGAACGAACTAGCTCACCTTTGGCAATAGCTTCTTCAATGAACGCTTGAAGTTCAACTTGTGAATTGTTAAACAGTTTGTTGAATTTCTCCGGCTCTTTAATTGCGAATTCGTCAAGAATCTTTTCTTGAATTGTACGGTCAAGTAACAAGTTAGACAATACATCTTGTTTGTTGCTTGCACAGTAGCATACAAAGATAGCTTTGAACTTAGCATCATTATCAATAGCATCAAGATAATTACGTCTTGCTTTGTTAGCCTGAATACGACTACGTTTCAAACGATTAGCTTCACGTTGTTCATCTTTTATATAGAACTTGATTCGAGAATCAAAACTAATAACAGATACGTCTTTAGCTACAATCGGATATAATAGGCAATGACGATATGCAAGATAATCATCTACTTTAATAGGATGTCCATATTTATAACGAGTAGATTCAAGAGCATTAATCTTATTGACATATCTAGCAATAGCATCTTTCAACTGTTTAGGATTAGACTTTTCAGCATTATCGTATTCTTCTACGATAGCTGTTTCATCTATCTTATAATCCAGATAATCTCTTTTCTTTCTCCATTGGAACGAACAGTTAAGTTTCTTTCCGTCACCATCAACTGGAATAGATATACTATTAAACCAACGTTGAACTCTAGTAACATACTCTTGTGCGTTAGGAGAACAACCAATAAGAGAAGGCATATAAGCTGCCATTTCTTCATAGTTGCTAGTCAAGACTCTAGCTGAATTAATACTACCACCAATACTATCATGACGTTCAGCAATGTATCTAGCATTAACTTGACGATAAACAGAATTAATAGTAATATCAGTAGCAAGAGCTATTACAATATATCTTTCTTCAAGAAAGTCTTTGTCTAAACCATCTTCTTCTTTAAGAATTTGTTCATAGGTTTGTTTAGGAGCTTCGGGAGTTTTAGCCTGCGAAATACTTGCAGGCTGTGGATTTGGATTAGCTAGACTACTACCGAATGTACCGGTTTTTAGTGTTTGTCCTTCCATTATAATTTAGTTTAATTGTTTAACTTTAGAGTACACACTCCAACATGAACATCTTCTCTTGTCTGTCAACTTGCAGACCACGAGACATCTTAACTTCATATTGAGATTTATCAATATCCGTAGATATAGAATTGCTAGGAACAGAACCCCAAGACGGTGGAATAGGAGTAAGACCTTTCAATACACCAACAAGGTAAGACTGACCTTTCATACGTACCATACGGACATTACGATTTCCGTTATATACAGAGTTGTCAATGAACATCAGTTTGTGAGATGTCATAGGTAAACCAGTACGAGGATGAATAAGTCCATTAGCTTTTGCTGTTTCAGCAATAGGAGATTTATCCAAGAACGGAAGATGAACACAAGTAACAGTATGTCCGTCAATAGTCTTATATTTACGGAAGTATTTACCATAAGTAAGACCACCACCTTCTTCACCAATCATCTTTTCTCCAAGCGGAGTAATGAATCCTTCTGTCTTAACATCTTCACGAATAGCCATGTCGAAATCTTCGATACCGCCTTTACCTGAATAGAGAGTAATCTCCATAGAACCAGTATCGGTATCTTTATCAACTACATCACCAATAGTTCTTTTTAACTTGCTAAGAGGCAAGTATTCGCCATAAGTATCGTAGTTTGATTCTTCTAGGATTTCAAACATTCCGGCAGTTTCAGGAATAGGTTGGTCATTATCCCAATCCTTCATATCAATAGTACCATTAACAGTACGATTGTAACGAGATGTCCATAAGTCAATCTCATTAGAGATACGCATCTGAACATCGAACTGACGCATTTCTTCATTAATCCAACGAGTATCAGTACCACCGCCTTTTGTCTTGAAAGCATAACTAATAATAACATTACTAATGTTACCTGCAATTTCCTTGCTATAACGTTTGAATCCTAACTGGGATTTCATAACACCAGGACCCATAACATTAGTTTTGTTACCCTTAGAATAAGATTCAGGAATAGACGGAGCTAACATACACCAATACTTACCTTTCTCAAAGTTAGCTGGGTCAATATAAGCACTCTTATCTGGATTCTTTAGCTGCAAAGAATACAGATGTCCACCATGATTACCTGCACCGTGGTCACGCATTACACGAACAGCTGTCTTACCATCAGGAGCAAGCAAACCATACTGTTCAATAATAAGACCAGTAGCAAACTCAACTTTAATAGGTTTACCACCAATACCAGGAGTAGTATCACCAGTGTCAGCCCAAACAATGTAATCATTGAATCTCTGACGACCCATTGTCTTCCAAGTCCACTCAACAGTAGTAATGTCACGAACACCAGCAGCACCTTGTCCTTCAGTAAGGAAAGTTAGCGGGAATCGGTCATCTTCCATACCATAAGTGTAAGTCAGGAAGTTGTTGATTTCCTCCGGTTTTTGAATCATTAAGGCAGCAAGAGATTGTTCATTAGAATAACCTCTGTCATCATATCTACCTCTTTCGACTTCTCTTAATCTGTACATATTAGTTTTAATTTAGTTAGTTCAAGACTAGTTGGTCATTATCAACTGTCTTAGAATTATTACCTTTACTATTGATAATAACAGTCCTTTTACCAGTAGTTTGCGCTGCGGCAGTTCTAATAGATAGAACTTTTTGTTTATTAACAGCCATACCAACAAGACTAGCATAATCGCCACCAGTAAACCTTAGAAATGCTTTAAGTAAATCATCCTGCATACGAGCATCAGAATCAACTTTAGCTTCGTCTAACATATAAGCTGTATTACCTTCACTATCAACAGGAGTAGACACATACTTCAAGAAGTCTCTGCGACTAAGCATTACTTTCTTTCCATCTTTGTTACATTGGATTTGTTCAGGAATACTATAACCTAATAGTTCACCTTTGCTAATAGTCTTTTCTACATTATCCCAATATGCTTTTTCTTCGGCAGCAGCAGCAGCTTCTTTAGCTTCTACTTGTGCTTTCTGTTCAGCAAGTCGAGATTCATATATGCTATCAACAGCTTCTTTAGATTCAACGGCAGTATCATAAAGAATACCAGCGTTCTTACAATAGTCAATAAATTTGTTTACGTCTCCTTTCTTACCACTAAGTTTCCATTCTTCACGAATAAAAGTAGCTTGTTGTTCTTCGTTATCTTTACTAACAGTAATCTGACTTCTATCAGGTATTTCTACGAAGTCGTCAAGACTACCATTGAGTTTAAGATGATTAATAACTTGTTCTACTTGAGGATAAGTTTCAAATAAGTTATTAATAGCAGCAGCTTGAGCTTCCTTAACTCTACTCTGAACTACTGTTTCAACATAAGCAGCAATACCTTCTTCATTGTCATCGAATACGATAGGATTGCCGTTTTCATCTTTAAAGTCAGAACCGAAACGAGTTTGTAATTGGTTAAGAACACTTGGTTCAGAACCATTTTGAGCGATAAGTTCAGCAAGTTCAGTAGCGGTACGGAATACAGTTCCGTCAGCAGCAATAGCATTACCTTCGGCATCAATAGTATAATCCACACCGTCTACATTAACGGTGTCACCTTCTGATAACTGAACTTCCCCCATAGAAGAGGTTTGTTGCTGATTATCCCCTTGACCTTGCTGACCTTGCTGACCTTGATTTCCAGTATTACCATTACCATTATCAGTATCAATATTAGTATTAGTATCAGGATTACCATTACCATTACCATTACCTTGTTGACCTTGTTGACCTTGTTGACCTTGTTGTCCAGCACCTTGTTGTCCCTGTCCGGTAGTATTACCGTTATTACCAGAGCCAGCACCTTGACCTGCACCACCAACAGTAGATATATCATCTATTTTGGTAGTACTTAAATCGAGAGAATCATTATTATTAAAAGTTGGCATAATAAATATGTTTTAATTATTACTTTCAAATCCAAATGTAGTTTAATAATATGAGAAACACAACTCTTGCTAGTTTGAATACCTTGTTATTAGGTTTAGAAAAGCTCATATTTGAATTTAAGTAATATAAGAGTTGAATAGTATCGGCTAAAACGAACGTTCAATATAGGGCAAAATAATAAGCCATTTTAAGGCTTGCTACGGCATTTTAATGCTTTCTAATACAGTCCATCTCTTTAAGGGGGAAAATGCAATAGAGACAAAAGAAGTGCGGTCTACGTCAATCTTACGGGTACGAAAAACCCTACGGAAGCATCCGTAGGGCACGTCTGAATCATAGAGAAAGGTATATAGCTAATTACGACTTAGTGTTCACTTCTTACTAGAACTACTACTAGACTTTGGTTTATCATATTTGTTCTTATTCTCTTTAGCTATCTTTAGTTGATTATCTCTATCTAATGCAGCATTAATCATATCCAAGTCTTTAGCTCGTTTCTTTTCATTGAGTTCAGCTTGTTTTAAAGATAGTTCGGCAGAGTTATCTTGTAGTACAGTTTGTGCAGGCTGATTAGCTAAAGCAGCCATTGCAGCTTCCGTATCCATTCCTTTAGCAAGAAGGTCATAATAACCTTTGATTTCAGCAAGTCTAGCATCTTGTTCGCCTTTTGCAGCTATCTGTTCAAGAACAGCTTTATTCTTAGCATCTTCTAACTGTTGGTCTAGTTGACGAAGAGATTCTTCGTTTTTCTGACGAATCTCTTGATAACGATTAATAGCTAGTTTAAGACTGGATATATTACCGGAAGTAATAGCTGCAACAGCTGACATTAAATCTCCATTCTGACTAGCATTGAAAGCCCACTCTTTGAGTTGCTCGAACTTCTCTGTTTCTCTATCAGAGTTCTTAGCTTTAACTACATATTGTCCAAGAGTATGATTCTCTACATTAAGAGAAATATATTGCTTTCTATCTGACTTGTCATAATAGGAAGTATCTAATCCGTCAATCCAAGCTAGCTTAGAATTATTTAAGTCTACGATATATTCATCTTCACGGAACTTATCAAACATATAATTGATAATAACAGTTCCCATTGAACCACGAATAATTGCTTCTTCCGTAGTACCTTTACCAGCACTAGTAGCTATTTGTCCATAACGTTGCGGTGTCATATCTACCATTTCACGTGCACTGGCTTTAATAGATTCAATAAGATTAGATATTTCAGTAATATAACCAGAGATATTAGCATCGAGCATTTTAATAGATTGCGCTTTAGTGCTATTAATATCTTCTGCATCATCGTATGGAAATATACCTTCGGCAGCTATATTATATATAGCTTCTTCCGCATCTTCTCCAAATAGAGACTTAGCTGCAACAAGAATAAACATCTTATTTTTAGCTATCATCATTTCTCTATGATAAGAGAATATATTGATTAGTATTTGGAAAGGAGTAAGTATCTCTACAATGGAGAACTTTCCCATTTGAGGAAGAACTTCTTGAAGTCCACAATATTGCAATCTAGCATCATCGTCTATTTGGAAAGGAATAGGTTTAGCACCACCTGGATATATACCGAAACGTTGTCCTCCAATACGATAGCCTTCATATATCTGTGGTTTATATACAACAGATATTTCAATATGACCTAGTTCAGGATTAAACTCAAAGTCATCAGGAACAATCATTTCATCAACTAAACCTACTTCGTTAATATACTTTAGTATCTTAACTTGGGCATATCCTCTCCAATTAACATGCCATACTTCTAACAATTCTCCGTTCTTTAATCTTAAATCATAACCTTCTGACGGAAATATCTCACCAGTATCTTCTTTATAGTTCTTACACTTTTCAGGAAAATAATAAGTATAAGAATTAAGACTAAGAGTACGAGTAGCTCCAACAGTACTAGGATTATAATACTTAGTTATAAATTCTAGTTGTTCCTCTGTTAATTCATCAGAGAATTGGTCTATTACCTGATTGTAACTCATTAACATTCTACGAGCTACAATATCATATTTAGATACCATTTGTTCTCCATTAGGAACAGGATACATATCAGTAGTAGGAACATATTCTTTAATTAGTTTCTTACCACGAACAGTATGGAAACTATAAACTTCCCCCGTAGTGATATAGTTGAAATACTCAACCGGAATTATTGTCTCATTGTTAAGAACATCATCAATAACTTCTAATAGTTGTTGTGCTTGTGCACTTATCTCATCTATATAATTATCAATAAAATTCTTTTCAAACTCTTCTGCATCACCTGCAAGTTGTGCTGGGTCAACATCTTGTATTGGTTGTCCTTGAGCTTCTAGTTGAGCATTTTCAGCTTGTTGCTGTTGTACTCTCTTTTGAACTTCTTGTTGAAACGCTATCATAGCTCTCTTAACTATATCTTCCCGAATAGCTGCATCGCGAGCCATAATAATTTCAGGATTATTAGCACCAACAATAAATTCATGTTGAGACTTAACATATTCTGATAAATAACGACGAACTACATCATTAATAATATCAAGATTTCTTAGAGTTGCTGGAAATCTCTTAAAGTTCTCCTTAGTAGCATTGTAAGGATTAAGTGTCTTACGATAAAACTCGTCAGGCATTTCTCCATGAAGTATTTCAAGAAGTTGTTCAGTCTTAGTTCTATCATTACAAGCTAGTCCGGCAGCAATACAATAATCTATTGTTCTGCCTGCCCAATACTCATCCTTTTCAGAATTAGGGATACGCTGTTTAGGCATATCCCCAAGTCTAACATTTAGCTTTGCATCAATCATAATAATTCGCTTAGTTTAATAAATATATTAATGTACCAATCAATAGCACCCGTAGCTATTACTATAATAAGCATTAACACGAATCCTATCATTCCACCAAGCAATGTAGCTAAAATATCCAAGAAATCAAACTTGTTCCCGTACATTTTATCTTTAAACTCCATGCCTACGGCAAGACCTACTACTAACATTATTCCTAGCAATCCACATGGAATTGCATAGAGGAAATGTTTTAACCTGTTACTTTCTGTTAACCAACTCATAATTAATAACGTTTACGATTCCAAAAATTTTCTTTTTCTGTTTGAACTCTTTGTCTATGTTCAAGTTGCTTTTTAGCAAACTTATCATTAGCAGCCCATTCAATACCTCTAACAATCATTTCTGATACACGGTCAAAGTTACCAGTATTAGACCATTTCTTTAACTCTAGTACCGACTGATAATCATATATAGTATGAAGAACAAGCATGTCACGTCCGTCTTCAAACTTTCCTATGGGGGAATACAACATTTCCTTTAACATACGCAGACCGTCAAGTTTCACTGTCTCACTACTAATATCATAACCAATAGTATTAACCTTCTTACTATTAATATTGGTGTCCCAAAGATGAACAGGATGATAACCTAGATACTTAACAGCTTTCCACTTCTTAAAATTACTTACTGTTTCACCACGATTGATTTCAACATTAGTTGTACCAAGACAATTATAAGTAACTGCAAAGTAATAACATATTCTGTCTGCCTTTTCTAGTTCATCAGGACGACCATAATACACAGCACATAGTCTAGGACGATAACCATTATATATACAGGGATTCATCCATACTTTAATACTATTATGAGAATGTTTGTTAGTAAGCTCTTTCTTATCTTTATCAATACCAACAGGGTCATAACTAATACTATATATCCCTGGAGGAGTACCTTTAGTTAACTGACCAGTTTTCTTATCTATATATTCAACTTTAATAGGATTAAACCATTTACGAATACAACCTTCTGGGTCTTCATTAGAATGACGAGGAACATTCTTAATATAATCAAAGAAGTCTTTTCTATATACACCACCAGTTGCAGCAATACGTTCATTAGGAATAAACTCAAAGTTATCAGAATCATATTCTACAAACTTACCGTCTATATAGAAGTTATACTTATTAGACATCTTTAGCTCTTGTTCCCATTCATCTAGTATCTCACTACTAAATATATTCTCACTTACAGAACTAAATGATTCACTAGGCATATTAGCATATTGTCCACAATAACTAATAAACTTAGCAAATGATTTACTTTTAGCTTTTTCAATAGCACGTTCTTCTTCGGCTATCTGAAAACCTAAAGCTATATCAGAATTACCGTCATCATCAAGAGATGTAAGAGTAGCAATCTGATTATCATCACCAATCTTATAACCTTCAAGTCCCCAACAATAAGGTTTAAAATAACCACATACTTCCGGTCTACTATCTTTATCCCATACATTTTCAAATGCCATAAAGTTTCTACCTCTAGGGTCATAGAAGTTCTGTTCAAATGTAACCCAACCAGCATTAGCTTTACCAGCAGTACCCCAAGCATTAAGAAAGCCAGTAGTAACAGAACCTGTCTTTAGTGTAGGTTCAGTAACATCCATAAAATCATCAAAGTTTTCAAACTCTGACATTTCCTCACACTTAATTTCTCCGGCATCTTTACCAACAGCGGCAGAAGGATTATTCTTAGTAGATACAGATATACAAGCACTATTCCAACTGTTATCATCAATAATTGCTGTACTAGGGTCTTTATAACCTAATATAAAATCACTAGCATCAATCTTAGCTATACCTCTTACAAATGGTGTATTAGATTCATAGAAGATAATCTGTTTCTTCATAAAGTCTGATAAACCACCAGACTGAACTAAGAACTTGTTATCACTGGCTGCATGAATAACAGCACGATTAGGAGTAAGATTAATAAAGTTTGCAGAACCAATAGCTTCCATATAACTAAATCCACCACGACGAGTTTTATCATTTATAAGGAATAAACCATTATCTCGACAGAACTGTTTAATCAAGAAGTACCACCATTGACAATCTATGAATCGTGGAAATCCTCTTATCTTACGTCCAGTAACTTTACCTTCTTCAACACGAAGTGTTTTAGTATCTAGTTTAAGAATACGTCCATAATTAATAAAGTTATAATGTTCACCAGTAATATAAACCTCTTCTATCTCACCAGTTCTAGTATCCATAAGACAAGGAGCTTTAAAACCTACAAGTCTACGAAGAGTTTCTTGTTTACGAAAGTTAGTATAAGGCATACTATCTACTGCAAACTTAGTATAAACCCCATCTTTCTCATAAGCAATAGCAGCAGGACGAAGAAGCTCTGTATTAACAAATCTCTTATTTGGGTCAATGTTCATTAAGAATCCTCCGCTTTCTCCTATTAAGAAATGGTCAAATGGGTCTTTATATCCACAGTCTTTAGCATGTTTATACTTCTTTCCTTTATCTTCTTCCATGTAATACATGAAAAATGGATATTCAGACAATTGCATAATCTATATAGTTATTTTAATAATACGACAACAAGAATAGCTAGCACACTTGTACTAGCTATAAATCCATTACGTTGTTTTTTATATCTCTTAGACTTCTTATACTCCTTATTAAGATTAGTAATAGCTTCATTACCTATTAACGTTATCCTTCTTATTTCTTCACGTTGCTTAGATATAACAGAATCCTGCAAGTAGCTATCTTGAACTTTTAATTCATATAACTTCTTGTAGGATTCGTATTGGTTTTTGTACTCTTCTGAAAGTATTAACTTAGCATTGGCTATTCTTAATACTTCTTTATCTAAGCTCCGCTTCGCTCCGCTATCCCCCATAAAGGAATGTGATTGCTGTAAACTATCTACCTTCGTCTCTAGTCTCTTGATTCTTAACTCTGACTGGTTTTGACACAAGATATATGAAGCGTTCGAGGATAGCAGTACTATCAGTATCACTAATCGCTTTATTAAATTCTTTCTCATACTGATTAGTATTATTAAGAGCATTGAGAATAGAATCTATTACTAGTTGTAAACTATCTCTCTTTGTTTCTATTTCCTGATATATAGTATCAGGAACGATAAGTGGGACTTCTACACATTCCTTATTTGAAACAAAATGGTTGAATACTCTAATTCCAATAAATAGTATAACTACTACTAATAACCCTATTCCAATGCTCTTTAGTTTCATATTATCAAATCTTTTTCTTCTAACAAAGTATAACTGAATACATCTCCATAAATAGGAATGGATAATTCAACTATATTCATAAGTTCTCTAAAATCAGTACCTCTTGCTAGAACCTGACAACCTGCCGACCAACCGTCAACAACAACACTAGCTTCACCTGCCTTATGAATATTAATTCCAAACATACCTTCCTCAATAGAAGATTCATCACAATCCATATAAAAATCCTTGTTAGCATCACGGAATACTTTAACAGGTTTATGCTGAACTAGAGCAACATACTGTCCTTTATGATAACCTTTCTTAAAACAACCACGATATTGACCAGGAACTAGAATTGCACAACCTTTAATATTAACAGGTTTTTCAAGACTTTTAAATCCTGGGTCAGTAGTACAAGGATAAACAGGAGTATATCTTTTACCATTACCTGTCCAATAATCAATTATAAAAGCATCATTAAACTCATTATTATCGCGTTCTTTAGCACGAACTCCAATAAGATTAAGATTATACTTTCCAGTAGAGAAATAAACATATCCTCTACTTTCTAATGTCTTTCGCCAATCAACTGTTCGACATTTATCTATTAACTTAATATTATATTTATTCATAACTTTAATTATTACACAAATAAATTCATTTGTTGTTTCTGACTTCCATTAACAGTTTGATAACGAATATTAAGCATAGTATCTATTTCAGGTTCTAGCCTAGATATTTTATACCACTTAGCTGTTTCTGTTTTACTTTCATCAATATGAAAACCGTCTTTAAATCTTTGAGGTCTACCATATTGGTTAAGTATAAATGGAACTTCAATATGACAAAGAGCTAAACCTTTACATGGTAAACCAGTAATAAGATGAACCATTTTAGCATATAAGTTTAATTGTAAACTATATGTAGTTCCATTACAATTAGGAAGACCACCAAAAGGTGGAAGAAGAACATCTTCAGGTTTATGTACCCATTCATCTGTTTCTTGAACAGGTCTAACACTCTTATCTTTCTTATAATAACCTGCCTGAAATCTAAGACCAGTACGATTAGTTTTCCAATCTAGTATAACGAATCCGTCCTCTCTTATAGGCAATATATCAATAGTACCACTAACTAAATACTTCGGAAGAAAAGCTCCTATCTCTGAATAAATCTTATAATCTCTTTCAGTATAGAACTTAAATACTTTATATATTTCTGGGTATTTGTTTTCGGTATGGTCAATAAAAGCATCAACATCAAGAAGTTTAGTATGACTATCAACAACATCTAAATCAGCAACAGTAACCATTTGTTTACTCTCTTGCTTATTAAGATATTTAATAGCATTAAAGAACTTACTATTTTGACGAATACCTTCTTCAAAGCTATTATGATAAACATTACCCATATCACAAGCCTTGTCTCTTATCTTATCCCATTGATTCTTTATATCTTTAATAGAAGTATTTTCTTCTTTAGCTTTATATTTAGCCCAATAATTAGAATCGAACTTAGGAACATAAGAATGAATAATTGTAGTAGCACTAATATAAGAATTACCACAATTATCTGTATACTTATGAGTAGGTTCATCAAAGTATAACTTCGTTTGTTTATATTCAGATTTTACAGGTATCATTTTGTACTCTCGTATTTCCCCCGTAAAGGAGCGTTGATAATTGTATCACTTACTAATCCTAGCTCTCTCTTTTGAGCCTCTACTTGAGCTTCCAAATCACTAGCATCTTTTGCAGACATAGACATAGTAACAACCTTACCACCTCTAGCTTTCTTTTGCTCTATTTCAAGAGCAGCAGCTTGTTTAGCTTCACCTAAAGCCTTAATTTGATTAGGAATGATATTAATAATACCATTTAGTTTTGTTACTAAGTCAATAACTGGTAAAGCATCTTCGGCTTGTAAACCAGAGTTAAGTTTATTAGTAAGTTGTTCACTAATAATATTTGCTGCACGAGAACTATTATGAACAGCTCTAAGAATACTTTCAAGAGCTTCTCCTGCAACACCCATTTTATCCTCATGGTATCTATCAATAAGACGAAGAATAAGAGCATCAGGATTCCAATCAGCAGGAAGACCATAATTAGTCTTTGCAGAAGCTAATGCTTCAGAACGACTATATCCCATTTGATTAGGTGGAGATTTAGGGTCGGCTACATAAAAGATAACTCCGGCTTCTTTAATATACCGAAGTTTATCCTCACTATTATCACGAAGATATAATTCTCTTACATCTTTATCCTGTATCTGATAAACGTTAGGAGCATAGGGATAACCTTGCTCATTAACACTAATCATACCACTTAAATCCAATGGGGAAATCTTCGCAATCATAACCTTCTCTATTTAATAGATTAATATAGTAATCAGAATCATTAACTGGTTTCATCTTACTAAAGAAATACATATATAGTTTATAACCACGTTCATCTCTACCAAATTGTCTAAGTTTTCGTCCAGCTAGAACTTTATTAAGTCTAATTGTACGAGATATTATAGTAGTTCTACTTTTAAATCTACGACGTTGAACAACTCTAGACAATATAAGACCTCTTCTAAACTCTTTGTATTCTTCGAGAGTAAGCTCTTGCCTTTTCTCTTTCATTAAAGCATGATGCTCCATTGCATCAAGTTTACCTTCATTCGGAAAGAATGAACCGATACGAGGAATTGTAACTCTCCCCATAGTCTTAATTCTATTGACTACTTGACTTTCAATATCATCAACAATATCATTAATAATAAGAGCATCTTGGGGAGTGACACCTAATAGAGCAATAATATCAGCTCTATCAAGCATCAACTCTCTCTTCTCTTTTAAATCAATAGACGGCATCTATTATATTTGTAATAAGTTTGTAGCAACAATAAACTTTTGAGGTTTACCATTAGGAATAAGACCTTCAATAGTATTCTGTCCTTGAATATCAGAAAGACGAACAATCTTATAACCAACACAAACTACTGTTTCAGCAATAGTAGTAATCAATTTACCATTGTCACCTTTCTTTTCAATAGTCGCAGGACTTACCTCATTACCAAGCAAACTAATAACAGAACCAGTACTAACCTTACGGAATATCTCACCACGAGCAATACTTATATTTAAGTCTTGGTCACTACGAATAAATTCAGCAAGATTATAAGGAGTAAGTTCATTACTACGAGGATTACAATCTATACCAGTAAATACATCAGAAGGAGCAACATATAAGAAACGATTGAGTAAAGCCCTATCTCCTTCTTTAACATCATCACTATAATTAGCTTTAACTAATATAAACCGAGTATTACCAGTGCCTTTTAAGTCAGGATTAATAATTTCACGAAGTTTAGCAGTCTGAATAATAGCAACAATACCAAAATGCTTGAAAGGAGTAATATTCTTAACTCTTTCAGAAACATATTGGAAATCAATTTCTGCCATGTGTTGAGGAACTAGGAAAGTCTCTCCTTTAGTTTTGTTCTCTAAGTGTAGCATAATTACTTTAATTAGATTATTAATACCATTAATTAAGTTGACTAACATTACTGACTGTAATATAACCGTCAGTCATTAATAGCACAAGTATACGAATAATATCTATATCATCAATATCTAACTAGTTAAAAAACCTTTAGAATTGTATTCTCCGTATAATTTCACTTTCATTCACACTAGTTTACAATTATATACAACCTAGCAATCCTAATACTAAGCTAAAATATCAACTAATTCTTACCATTCTATTTTTACAACTCTGTTGCTAAATCTTCAAACTATTCGACAGAATAGGAGAAAGGGCTTACACAATAAGACCTGATAATACAATTAATACCATATAATATAGATAAGTCTAATTAAGGACTTAAATACAATAGTAAGACTTAACTAGACTAATAGGACTAAGTATATCGAAGATAGACTTTGGACTACTAACAACAATAGACAATAAGAAGAATAATAAAGGACTTAGAAGAAATACTAATATTAGGTCTATTAATAATGAACTTAGGACTTATATATAATATTGTTCTTAAAGGACTTATAGGAAATGATATAAATTCTATTAGTAATGAACTTAGGATTTCTATTTATGAATTCAAAACTATAATAGGAATTATCAGACTTAAAAGTCTATTATAAATATTATTAGTATTAGAACTATTAATAATGAGCTTAGGAGAATTGTAAGTGCTATTCCTAGGAGAAAAATATTTTTTAGTGAGTATATTTTTATCAAGGTGAAGCTCCTACCCTGATATCCCCCTACTCTCAAACCAATTCCAATACCCCCGTCAAGACCAAATGACTTTAAACATATTGCTATTGATTATTAATTACTAAAATTATAAAGATTATGAAGATTACTAATGATGCAAATACTACCATTATTGGCAGTAATACAACTGTTGTTATACCTAACAGTGATAGTATTACCTCTAATGTTGTTGTTGCTTGTAACAATGGTTCCAGTTATAGAATCAGCAAAGAGTGTTACGTTGCTCTTGAAGAACTGTTCAAAGAACAAATTGGTAAGATTGAATCTAATAAACTTATCATTGTTAAAGAGTAATGGTGTTCTTGGTATTATTGCTAGTAGCAGTAGTTATGACTACTGCTACTTATCTATCTATTGTTAATAGACAGAAGAGAGATTGGAGAAAATACGGTCGTGCAGGTGAAACCTACGACAAGTTTTGTTCACGTTATTATACTAGATACGTATGAGACAGGAAATGTTAGCGTTCGTAAGAGAACGCATACAATGGTTAGTTGATAACCGTGTTAGGCACAATGTTAGTGCTCATGATTTTGCTTGTGAGATTACTAATTTACATAGCTTATTAGTATGAGTACTCGTGATAAGATTAAAGTGGTACACTTGGCATTAAGTATGCTAGGTGTGCCAGTATTCATACATCTAAGTTACATTAAATTGTATGATAACCATGTGAATAGTTTCTTAATACTATTGGTTGTACTAGTATTGATACTAGACATAAATAATATAGTAAAGAACTATTGGACTAGTCAAACCAAATGACTATAAACATATTGCAGTTACTATCAAACCAAATGACTATAAACATATTGCCATTGTGTGTGTGGTTAGGATGCACATTGGTTGAACAGTTGCTAACCGATTTATAACATTTAATTTATTTGTATTATGGGAACAAGAGTTAATGATGCAACTAGAAAAGCTGCCGAAGAAGCTGCTAAGAAAGCTGCCGAAGAAGCTAAAGCTAACGCTAATGATGATGCTAGTAATAATGCTAGTAATGATGCTAACGCTAATGATGATGCACGTATCGTTGATTTGTCCGAGTATCACGGAAAGGAAGCAGACGATATTACTCGTCTGTTGCTTGACCGTCCTGATTTCGAGAATCACGATAGCTTGATGATTACTAATATCATTGATAATAGTAGTCGTTATGCTGGTGCTCTTACGATTGTTGTTAATCGCAATCTTCCACAGTTTGTGAAAGACGCTGCTAGTGGTACTTATGTCGAGTCTACAACTCGTAATATCTTTACCACTCGTATTCAGCTTGCAGCCATTCTCAAAGGTCAAGGCGAACCAATGCTTGCCAATGCTGTTATGACTGCACCGTTATCAGTGCTGCACGTTATCTTCAAGAAGGCACGTATTAGCGTGCTTGGACACGTGCTTGGAGCAGGTGAGATATTTGTAAATCCGTATGCCAGTAAAATGACTAAGGAGGAACGTGTTAATGAACACGACCGTTACGAGTATTTCCCATACGAACTAAGTATGCGTAGTTTGTCCCTTGCGGACGAAATGCTCGTAGCCGACATGTTGGCTAAATACCAGCCTGATGCAGAAGGTGCTGCTTAACCAGTTACGTAGGAGAGGGAAACCTCTCCTACTAAACTAAGAATACACCATTCGGCACGTGTTCAAGAATACTACCGACTTATGCTTGAAGAATACTACCGACTTGTGCTCGCCATCCGGCACAGCCATCAGGCAAAGCCACTAAGGATTGGAAACGACACTAGTCACCTGATAAGCGAAATGCTACAACTGATAAGCGAAGCTAACCAACTGATAAGCTAAAACTCTTGCGAAACAACATCAAAACTCTAAGGGTCGCAGCAGCTCCACGTTAGCCAAGAGTAATGGACTACTGGTAGAGTTAGAAAATCTGATACAGAATCAGATGCGTCTATATTATATCTGTCTCTTATACACATCTCCGAGCCCACGAGACCGTACTAGAT